AGATCTCGGTAGTTGACTTTGTAGGCATCGTTCTGGCCATCGGTCCGCAGCATCCCGCTATCGGCTTTGATCAGATTCGCCTCGGTGTCGTCATCGGTGAAACCTGACAACCCGCCCCAAGTGGTGCCGCCGTAGACGGTGATGGTCCCGCCTGCGTTACGAATCAAATCCCCTTCAACCGACACGCTATGCAGGTGCATGTCTGCGGCACTTCCCACACGCACATCACCGAGCGCCGCAGTTCCACCACCAGCCTCGGAGAAACAATTGTGAAGGTGAACGACTCCGCCTGTCTGATCAAAGTTGCGGGCGAACGTGAAGCGCGATGTGGTGTCAATAATGCGGAAATGGCAACCCCAGAAATGCGTGTTGACGGTGGACCATGCAAATACCCCAGCAATCGTCGCACCCGTTGCACTAGCTCCCGCAATCGGTTGAATCACGCAGTTGTGAAATACCTTGTGACCAGACGAACTGCCGATGTCGATCCCGGTGTAGCTACCGGAATTATCGATCCGTGGCCGAATGTCGATATTAGACATGTAGAAGGCAAGATTGCCGTCCAGCTCGACGCAGATGTCCCCTGTGGTCGTCATATCCGGGTTGATTACAACTATGCCTTCGTCCGGTCCTCCAAACTCTGACTGTTGGGCTCCACCACCCATTCCTATGATGGCGATGTGCTTGACTCCGCCGCCTTCGCCATCGATGAGAAGTTTCTCTAGGTACTCTCCGGGGCTAACATGGATCGCATCACCACTGCTCGCAGCATCGATGGCAGCCTGGATTGTTGTGAACATCGCCGAACCATCTAAAGCGACGGTAAGCACATTGCCGGTCACCAAATCCGGTGGATAATCTGTCTCAACACCGGTATGTGCAGCTACAATGGCATCGAGGATTGTAGAATCACCTCCACCCAAGGCAATAGCAACACGAAATTCACAAGTGTCAGTATCTTCATCAATCCAGATATTCTGTAGTGGTTCTGTGATTGCGCTATCTGCCCACTGTTGCGTAAGGATAGATGCATCTGGTATATCTGCAACCAGTGCAACAAAATCGGTAGATATGGTATAACTTTCAACGGCCATTACGTACCCGGCTCTTTAGAAAATTCAAGACGAGCTTGAGAGATACCTACAGTAACAGCACCACCACCTGAGAGATCATTAAAGTCAAGATCAAATGTATGTGATGCAGCTGTGAGTGTCACAATACGAAAACCACTAGCTGGATTTCGTTGATTCGTACTTACATCCTGAGGCTCTATCTCCATTGCCCAAATTTCTGTAGTGTCATCTTGTTCCACTCGAAAACGACAGTCTCCTGCTGTGCTCGAGCGACGCCATGTAAATGACCAACCAACCCTATAATCACCTGCTGGCACACTAGGTGTTGTTAGCCGTAATTTTTGTTGTGGCGTTGTCGCAGTAGTTGTTGATTCTCCATTAGACTCTACAGCCGTATAGAAATCATACCCAGCACCAGTTGCACCGGTAGGTCCTGTGGGACCAGTAGGTCCTGTTTGACCTGTAGCACCCGTGGGGCCGGTTGGACCTGTTGGACCAGTAACGCCCGTGGGTCCAGTAAGTCCTGTCTGACCAGTTTGTCCTGTTTGTCCTGTTTGCCCAGTAACACCTGTAGGTCCTGTCGTGCCAGTTGGACCAGTCACACCAGTGAGACCAGTAAGTCCTGTCTGACCAGTAGTACCTGTCGGGCCTGTTACACCAGTGGGACCAGTAAGCCCAGTTTGCCCAGTTTGCCCAGTTTGCCCAGTCAAACCTGTTGGGCCTGTTACACCAGTGGGACCAGTAAGCCCAGTTTGCCCAGTTTGCCCAGTTAAACCTGTTGGGCCTGTTACACCAGTGGGACCAGTAAGCCCAGTTTGCCCAGTCAAACCTGTTGGGCCTGTTACACCAGTGAGTCCAGTTTGCCCAGTTAAACCAGTTAAACCTGTTGGGCCTGTTACACCAGTTACCCCAGTCTGTCCTGTAAGTCCTGTTGGTCCAGTTGAGCCAGTCTCACCTGTCTGTCCTGTTACTCCAGTTTGTCCGGTAGGACCTGTAATCCCTGTGGGGCCTGTTAAACCAGTAAGACCAGTTTGTCCGGTTACACCAGTAGGACCTGTAATTCCTGTAATTCCTGTAATTCCTGTAAGACCAGTAGGTCCTGTGGTCCCTGTTGGGCCGGTGAGTCCTGTTGGACCAGTAGCCCCTGTAGCAGAAGCCACACCTGGAGGACCAGATGGTCCAGATGGTCCAGTTGGTCCGGTAACACCGGTCGGTCCAGTTGGTCCAGTACCATCAGAAGGACCAGATGGGCCTGTCGTTCCTGTTGGGCCTGTCGTTCCTGTTGGGCCTGTCGTTCCTGTTGGGCCTGTAATGCCAGTCGGTCCTGTAACTCCAGTGATACCAGTTTGACCTGTGGTTCCGGTCTGACCAGTTTGACCTGTTATTCCTGTTGGACCAGTCGGGCCAGTAACACCAGTAGGTCCTGTGGGGCCTGTTACACCAGTAGTTCCAGTAAGACCGGTTTGTCCAGTCTGCCCCGTAGGACCGGTTGGTCCAGTTACTCCCGTGGGACCAGTAAGACCGGTTTGTCCAGTTGTACCTGTTGGCCCTGTAGTTCCTGTAAGTCCAGTTTGTCCAGTTTGTCCGGTAAGACCTGTTAATCCAGTAGCGCCTGTAGAACCTGTCGGACCAGTCGGACCAGTTAATCCTGTTTGACCTGTCTGTCCAGTGGGGCCTGTCTGTCCTGTTATACCAGTAGGTCCCGTTGGTCCAGTCGAACCAGTAGGTCCCGTTGGTCCAGTCGAGCCAGTCTGCCCAGTCTGTCCTGTTAATCCAGTAGGACCAGTCATACCAGTAGGACCTGTAATACCAGTCTGGCCCGTTTGACCAGTCTGGCCCGTTAAACCAGTGGGACCGGTGAGACCAGTTGGACCAGTAGGACCAGTTACACCAGTGAGCCCAGTTTGTCCAGTGAGCCCAGTTTGCCCAGTGAGTCCAGTTTGTCCTGTGGAGCCCGTAGGTCCAGTGGGACCTGTAATAATACTGTCTGCCCCAGTAGGACCAGTAAGACCAGTTTGCCCAGTTTGCCCAGTTTGCCCAGTTAGGCCTGTCAAACCGGTAGGTCCAGTGGGACCTGTAATAGTACTATCTGCTCCAGTAGGACCAGTGGGGCCAGTTTGACCTGTAGGGCCTGTTGGTCCGGTTGGACCTGTAACAGTACTATCTGCTCCAGTAGGACCTGTCTGTCCAGTGGGTCCGGTAGGACCTGTAATCCCTGTTTGACCAGTAGATCCAGTAAGACCAGTCTGTCCTGTCGCTCCAGTTGGCCCAGTTGGACCTGTCGTGCCAGTGAGCCCTGTCTGTCCAGTAGGTCCGGTAGGACCAGTAGATCCTGTTGATCCGGTAGGACCAGTGAACCCTGTTTGACCTGTTGATCCCGTTGGACCAGTGAACCCTGTTTGACCTGTTGATCCCGTTGGACCAGTTGGACCAGTGAGTCCTGTTTGACCTGTTGGGCCAGTTATTCCAGTTATACCTGTAGACCCAGTAGGACCAGTCGTTCCAGTTATACCTGTAGACCCAGTAGGACCAGTCGTTCCAGTTGCACCCGTTACGCCAGTTGCGCCTTCAGCGCCAGCTTGTCCACTGAGTAAGGCCATTTATGCTTCCATAATTCTAGAAAGCGAGTGATTATTGTTTCTAAAAATGATAATAAGGCGATATTCATTACCATTACTTGCAGTTGTATCTGTACCAATACTCCATACTAATATTGAGCCTGAGGAACTTCCATCATTTCTAGCGCCAATAGAATTCGCCCTAGAATCGCCTGTACCAGTACCATTATTATCACCGATAGAGCGTCCAAAATCGAAATATTTATCGTCAGTCGTGAGATGAAGAAGAACATTTAAATCACCAGTACCATATGAATCTATATCTGTATAATTTATGCCTGTGAGTGTAAGAGCACCAACTGAAGAGGTAGCCTTAGCAATAAATCGCTGATATTCCTGGTCACCTGAAGCTCCTGGATAATCTCCTGAGTCCGGAAATTGAAGTACTCCGTTATGTCGCTGTTGTGCGTTCCCATTAACAAGAGATATTGTTGAATTAAATGGTGTCGCAGTCCCTGAACTAGTACCGCTATCAATAATAATTCGGCGTACTTCATCAAAGAAATCATCTATCTTGGTAGTAGAAATAGTACTATAAGTATTTACAGGAGCAGCTAAATTATCTGCTGAAATTGTATTATCGCCATTAGGCTTTCTAATTGTAGCGGTCAAAGATGGAGTTAATGATGCTTGATTAGCATTATCTAATGTTAAAGTTCTACTTACAGCAAAAATATCAGCAACTGCTGGTGTAGCACCTGGATTATCATTAGTTGTGTTATGTCCAGTACCAGAAACCGACCCCACTGCTGATGGATGATAGGCTTTTTCAAAGATACCAGAGGCCGCAGTATAACTTATATCTATAGTAGTACCAAAACCCCAAGCTAAAATACCAGATAACCATTTATTAGAAATAGTATTTAATACGGCAGCCATGGCCACACTAAATGATGGTGTAGTATTTACATCATCAAAATAAAACTCAATAGTAGAAGTTATTCCTGCTTCTGTATGCTCTAGAGCATGAAGAATTCTACCCTCTGCTACTTGAGCATATGTTATGAATCCAGTTGCTTTTAACCAGAAGGTGTTATATGTGTCTAAATTATCTACTGTGACTGTACCAGTAGTACCAACCCCTGAAACTCCAATATTATGAGCACTAACACTTGCACCATTCAGTATATGGGTAAGAATACCAGCGGTAGTTGGATCTGAATCTTTACCTGCTCTAAACCTATTAGATTGGTCGGGGGATGTTAAAACATAAGTTCCATCAACAATAAGATTGGTAATCGTATCACCAGGACTTAATGGGCTCCATGCTGCCACTAATCCAGATGGTATCTTTGCAGAATATTGGGCAGTACCAGATAAAACAAGCGCTTGACCAACGAGAGTACCAGCCTTTGCAGGAGCTAAATCAAGAAAGGATTCACCAACATCCTGGAAGGCATCAGATATTAATGTAGTCGAGATCCACTCATCAAAAAAACCAGTAGTATAATCACCAACAGTAGGGTCACCAATTTGACCAGCAATAGTACCACCATTTAATAGCTCTACATTGATTGCATCGATCGCATCAGGTAATTTGTCTGTGGACACAAGAGGCAATTTACCATCACTATAATCTCCATCAGTCGGAATACCAATAGGAATAGTACCAGTAGTATCTGTAAAGAACGGTGCTGCTTCTATAGCATCTCTAATTTCTGGATCTTCTAATAATTGATAACTAATACTACCTCTTGTTTTTAAAGTCTCTAGTTCTTCATATAACGCCTTAGCAATTGGAATAGCATCTGTCTGAACAGATAATACACGACCTCTACCCTTAGGAACTGTACCTATAGTAGTAGAGATTTGCTGGGCAAGATTATTTGTAATTTCTATAATAGCCATAGTTATGCCCTAAAGAAAACATTTCTAAATAGAGCGCCACTAGGTGCAGCAGTTACTAATGCAGCCAAGCGGAAGTTTGGCCCAGCTTCAATATGCAGACTTCCACTACTCACAAAGTTGAGCTTGAGTTGTGGAATCATCTTATCAAGTCTAGTAGATAACCAGTTCAAATAGGCTACTAGTTGAGGCTGATGTTGAATAACAAATGCATTACCCTGATCATTCCAACTCGGAATGTCAGTATCAATAGCAAAAACCTGCTGGCTCATAACGCCAACCATTAATGCTGACTCGAGAAGTGTGAATTCAAAACAACTATATGGATAATTCTCAAAACCAAAACAGCCGGATGGCTGATATGCATTAATAACTTGTAAACCACCCTCTAAAAAGGTAATTAACTGTCCATTACTATACCCAAGATAGCAACTTTCTTCAGGATCACCAGAGGGGGTAACTAATTTAACTGCCTTATCAATCTGTAGTCTAAGCTTACCAATTAAAGAACACATCTTATGAGTAATAACTCTGACGTTTATACAGACTGTCTCTTCTTCTGTGCCATCAGAGCCACCGGTAAATAAAGTTTCTGCTACACTAGCTACTAAGTCTGTACCTAGACTACCAGCGCTTAATGCAACAGTAACTATTTCTGCAGAATCTTCACTAGCAACTACTGCTAGCTCGGCAATAATATTATTCGCAATAGTGGTAATTACAGAACCACCATCCGTTGCCAAATTAACTTGAACTTTTGCTCCATCTCTAACTATTGATAGGGTTTGATTTGGCGTAAGTGGGTCAATATACTCAATAGATATAAAATTACCGGGAGTACCAGCAATAGCAGCAGTCCAATCCAATACAGAATGAATACCAGTACCAGGATCAATAGTTCTAGATGCAGCTACTGAAGCTACAGACTTAGCACGCCATGTAAATAATAGGTCTTGTCTAGTTAATGTTTTATTCTTTTTAGAGGCAGTAGATACAAAAGCATTATCAAGTCCTAGAGGAAATTCATATCTACCAATGCTACTATTAAGAATTCGCGGTGGATTTGGATCTCTATCTGTTGATGGAGAATATGTATCTTCTAATATAAGAGTACCGCAGACATCAGTAATCTCTAATGACAAATCTTCTGGATCAGACAGTACACCATTAGCATTTTTGAATGATATACCTATATTCTTGGTAGATTCAACAACTACCAATTCAGCATCTTGTTGCCCAACATCCGGAAGTAAAGTCATTAGCCTGTATTCCCTACTGGTATTACCATACCAGATTCAGCATCAATTTCAACGTTTTTGATGCTTAATCCGTGCTCGCTAAGTGTTTTATCGTAATTGTTCTTCCATGTCTCCATATGAAATTTTACTAACTCAGCACTTGCTTGCGCTTCAGCAATCATGGCTTTATGTTTTTCAACTCTTTCTTGCTCCACGCTCAACTTTAACATCAAGTTTTGCAACTTAAGTTGCTCGAGCTCTTCTAACTTAAAGTGCTGGGGTGCTTCTTCTTTCTCTTCTGAGGCCATAATAAGGCTCCTACTGTTAGCCCTCCTGGTATTGTAATATACCAGGGTATGTGTATTGAAATAGTCAAATCAAGAATTAATGTTAGCACTACTAGACTACCCAAGACAATATATCGCCACCAACTAAAAGTGATCTTCTTAAATAGATTTATACCACAGTGACCTAATATTATAGCTGTATAAAATGGAAGTATCCAAAGCTCATCTATCCAAACAAGATCTGTATAATACTCACTTATGGTATATCCAAGTATCTCAAAAATAATATCTGTAACCACGATCACTATAAACGTGGTTATTGTAAACCATTTTACTACCTTTTTGATCATTTGTTCTCTTGTGCCTTATCTAATACCCAGGCAGAACCTATGACCAATCCCGCACCAGATAACACCCCATACATATACATGGCAGTTCTACCTTCATACCATGAATATTTTGGTAGATTCAGCTTTGGGAAAGCCTCGAGTGCAGTATTCAGACTCTGTTGATAAAAATTAGCTGTGTCTTTATATGAGGTGGCTGCTTCTTTATATGAGGATATTGCAGCACCAAGAGCCTTAATTTGTATATCTTGGTTATCTATAATATCTAGAGCTAGAGGAAGTTTTTCATCAAGTATACCTAATATTCCTTCGGCTTCTTCTTCAGAAAACCATATACCATTTTTACCCTGATGTTTTACTTTAACAGGATGAAGGTTTTCTAATACTTTATTAAGTTCTGATCGATTTAATTTCTCAGCGCTAGCATCGATACTAAACGCTAAGATTCCCCATACGATTAGCAATCTCATCAGCATCTAACCCTCTCTTTTCTAGACCCTCTTGCAGGATCTTCTTTTGCTTAGAGATTGCCTCCTCTGCTGCCTTCGCTTCTGTCTCTGCCTCTTCTGCACTAATTGTGTTGGCCTCTGCTTTTGCTTTAGCAGCCGCAGCCTTTTCTTTAGTGTCCGCGATTTTGTTCTTAACTTGTCTTTCCAGCAACAGAGCAGTTAATTTCTGTCGGAGATTTTTATTAGCTCCAACGAGTACCAATAGGGCAATTACCACAATTGCTACTACGCCGAAGACAATCCATCTCCAGTATTTCTTCACGTAGGTTTACCATTCTTCCAAGCTGAGGCAAAACCTTGTATCATTTCAGAGGTAATCTTAACACCAGCATAGCCAAGTAGTGCAAAGAGAACATAAAGTTCGCTCTGACTAACATCGGCAAACTTAATAACACTTTCAGCTACTTCTACAACCCGTTCTGTGACGCCGGTCTCAGTAGCAGCTGTTGCAGCCGCAGCTGCAGTATCTTCAACTGGCTCAAGTACCGTTTTGGTCACGTCACCAACTTTGTTCCAGATAAACATGCAGTGGGAAAACACAAACCAAAAAGCAACACGACCAAGAGAGAGTTCCCAACCGCCATCTTTCTTTTCACAGATGAGGCCACGAAAGCTCTTTAGAAAAGCTAAACTTGCCTTTTTCCATCCTGCAGCTACTATTTCTTTAGCGGACATTATGCGCCTCCTGGTGTGGCAGCTGCAATCATCCAAACATCTACAACTGCAGGAACTGCCGCACTATTAGTTATTTGAAGTTCACTCTTAAGAACTATAGGTGGTGACATATCATCTGGATGTTTTTGAATATTATTGGTAGGAGGTCTGATTTCTTCAATTGGTACCTGGATAACCTTATTTGGTGGTGCAGTATTAACTACTACCGCAGCGCCATCATTTTGACCACCAAATAGGGGTTGGACACTAACATTGATAGTAGTAGCATAAACCTTTACCCACGCCATGTAGTGTCTATATGGAGTACCAGATTCTACTGCTACAGTCACAATGTCTGCGCCACCAGTTGCCTCTAAAACTACTCTTCTAGCTACTAATAGATGTTCAACGTTCATATTATGCACCACCTATAGTAGCTGTTGCCATCATATATACAGTTAATTGTACTTCTATGGTAAGATGACTATTAGTAATTTCAAGTTCAGACTTAAGAGGAAGAGGAGGGGATGCGTCATTGGGATGCTTAACGTATCCCCTCGTAGGAGGTCTAATCTCTTCCACTATTACCTGAAAAACTTTAGTTGGAACTCTATCAGTAACGTTAACGACAGCACCATCGACTTCGCCACCGAATTTTGGTTGAACATCTACATCTGGTGTATCAGTAGTAAGACCAAAAGCATCAACAACTAGCCACGCACAATAATGGCGGTATGGTGTTCCAGCCTCTAATGCAAGAGTGGCTGTACCACCATTTGCAGCTAATACTAGTTTCCTAGCTACTAATAGATGTTCAACGTTCATTCATTTAGTCCTGTGCGATAGACGCCTCTTCAGCTTCATCATCCATCTCATGAGAGACCAACTCTGCCGCTTGCTTTTGGGCCCACTTCTTTACAGTCTTGTAATACGCATGAGCTCGAATATGCTCAAAATCATCAAGACCCAGATCAGGAATGTCCTGCAGCGATTCTAACAGTTCAGCAGCAGGCATACGCTCAGATTCTTCAATCTCAGCCTTAACCTGATTACAGAAGTGAAGCACTCGAGGATTAATAACCTCATCCTCACCAACAACGTCATTATGCGCTACGCGATTTCTTTCACCAAAACGAGCAGCACCACCAGGACCAGAACCCTTCTCAATAACCTCATGAATGGGTTCTGGGGCACTAGCAGCAACTGGCTCCCGCATGTTTCTATCAGAGGTACGACGACGACGCTCCTCAGAAGCATCAATAGCTGCATCAACATCCGGCTTACCATCAGTATCCATCATATTGGAATTTTTTGCCTTACCGGCAAAATATGCATTGTACTCTTCTTCAGTAAGAAGTTGGAGTGCCGGCGGGCGGCGACTCAACATCTTTCTGAAGTCCATGGATGCTTTGATGGCGTCAAAGGGTATGAACTGTGTGAGGTTTACCGGATCTCTGTTATTTGAAAACAGAAACCCTTCATTCCGATTTGGAGCTATCGGAAATTCGCACGAGACTTGTGCATTTGCGAGATTCTGTACGTAAATGTCTCGCTCTTCTTTGAAGAATTCAGTGAAGTTTCTAGGAATTGGCATAACTTTTCTTCTCCTGATTGAGGAGGCCGATACTGTCTTGAAGAGCATAATTGCAAAGGGTCGCCTCGAGTGAATTTTGGCTTTCTTCTCTCTTAACAGCCTTCGCGCCCTTCCAGGATGGATGTACTCCAAGAATCTCTTCTCGGAATCTACTACCAATACCACATCCTGAGATGGCTTGCCCATACACAGAGCAGTCCCTCAATCCATTTGCATCCTTGCCGAGGATGCGGGAATTTAACCCACCATGTTCTGTTCTAACACCATGTTAGAAGGAACAGTTTATTTGCCGCATTTGCGACCTCTCTGTTAAACAGAGGTAAATCTGTTAAACAGAGGTAAAGCCCGGTAGACCAGTGGTGGAACTGATCTACCGGGCTAGATGCCTAGAAGGCTAGTTACTACTTCCGGCCCTTGGCTGCCGCTCTCGGGTTCGGAATACCGAAGCCGATGATCTCGCCAAATGCCCATCCCTTGACCAGGCGACGATGGCTGAACATGTTGAAGGGCTCACTGAAGAGCTCAACACGTACGCCCATCTCGCCGAGGTACTCACTGCCGGTGACGGCGTAGAAGGTACCCGCAGGTACGACTTCCTCAACACCGGTACCAGCCGCAGTGATGATCTGAGCATTGAGGATGTTGCCGATATAACCGGCGAGGATTAACTCGCGCTCGGTTACCGGATCAACAGCCGCACTCATCGTCTTCACGACATCAGAAAGCTCGGCACGGTTGATAAAGAACTTCTCAACCATGAGGCGATGACGCTCAACCTGGAAGCGAACATCCTCAAACGCCGAGATGCCCAGCGTAGTGAAGATGGTTTCCGCATTGACAGTCTGCGCCGCTCTATCCAGAAGCGCGAGGCCACGCTTGTCCTCTTCGAGCTCAATCTCCTGCCGAGCAGTGTCCTGAGCGCGATCGAGAACATCGTAGTTCATCTGATAGATGTCCTCGATGTCCACGGTGGGGAATGCGGTTACCTTGAACTCCGAAGGCTGAATGAACCGACCATGGAGTCTGGACTCAATGGACTGACCATCCTGACCGACTACCCATGCGGTAGCGCGGACGTCCTTCGCGATGCGGAAAAGCTCACCCTGAGCCAAGGGACGTACGCGGTAAAGCTTACGAGCCCAGCCCTCGTAATCCACGATGTCCTTGATCGGAAGCAAGAGCTCCTGGCCAACAATCGCGAAACCTTCACCAGTAGGATCGGTCATCGCCGCAGCGAGAACCTTGCGGCGATCTTCCGCATCCATCTGATTCGAAGCTTCACGATAGAAGGTGCCCGGAGACGCCTTACGAGTGACATTTTGAAGCAGATACGCTACCTGCTGCAAAGCATCCTTGTCGTCATAGGCGTTGACTTCGCCGGTCTTATCGAACATACGATTCGACAGATTGGTGTTACCCACTGCCTGACGTACGCCGTCACGAGTAACCTCACCAGCATATGCGGTGGGGTTAAACTTACCATCAGCATCAAAGTGCTGCTCATCTTGCTTGCTAGCATGACGCTCGATGGTTGGGGTTTCCACGCCCTTAGGCGGAGGCGTCTCGGCCCCAGCCGCAGCAAGGCGCTTATAAGGGTTGACTACGCTCATTCTTTTCTCCTAATTTAACGTTTCTTTTATCTACCTTAAAGAGGGGCGAGTTTCCCCGCCCCTCATTGCTGGGCTATCAGGTTACGGCAACAGGATCGCCACCAAGACGTACGCCGAGGAACGGGTCATCAGCGGTTGGCAGCTGCATCACGTGACCGACAAAATCACCCTCGCCACTATCGGTAGTGAAAAGACCTGCGAGCGCTGCGGTGTTACCACCACAATACAGGTTCTTACCAGTACCAGTAAGAGCGTAATTGTTTTGGGAAGTGTCATACATCGACGTAAACAGAATCGAGGCGTCGGTAACAACCGTGATTCTGCCATCGGCGATACTAACATCATCCGTGAAATTGAAGAAGTTACGACCCTGGAAATCCAGATCTCTGGTAGCCAGATCGTAGGTGTAAGAAACATAGGTGGCCGCGCCAACTATGAGACCACCACCACCGGGATCAACACGCGTCATCGTACCATTGGTAGCGTTCAGCGTATAATCAGTGGTTACTGCTAACGCAGAACCACCCTGATCGGCAGCGGTATTAGCCTTGAGATTACTTACCGTCGCGTGAGCAAGTTCTACAGTGGCAGTAACCGTGGGGAAGCTGATAACTTCATCAACCACCGCAGCAGTATAGACACTAGTCTTGTTCCACTTAGCAACGCCAAGTACATGCTTACTTACAGCCTTGATCAAGTTACCAGTTGCATCCTGTGCCACCAACATGCCCTGCTCAAAATCGGCAGCATCAGCTGCACGATAGACGCCGACATCTTGAAGAATAACACAACGACCGAGATCCATTCCTCGCGGAAAAACATCCGACTGGAACGCCCCAAGACGGGGGCTATCTAAACCTACAGAACCCATTTTCTACCTCCAATTGGTAGTTTGTTGTGGGGGGGAACGCCCCCGTCCCTATCTCCCAAGATTGGCTAAACCAGCCACCTTCGTTACACCTACAGCATCTCTGATGGCTGTTCGTTTATCACCAGCAGCCTCAGTCTTTGGCCCAGCATCTTCAGTCGGATTCAACTGAAGATTACCATTGGCCATAGCCTGCCGAAGTTGCACATTACCAGTAGTTTCTACTGCGATAGCGGACTCATCCAAAGGAACCGCAGCAGTCTTAATATTACCTAAGTCTGCCTCAACCTGCATTAAGGTCTCATCATTCCACTCCATAACCGAACCAGCACGTTCGATAAGACCATCAACAAAAGCTTCCCAAGCTGGCTTATCAGTACCCTCGATAATTGGACTAGTAAATGCGGCCTCTACAACAGAAACTGCAGTTTTCTGATCCATGGGTGCGTATTCATAACCCTCACCAAGTGGCATAGGATTACAGAGAGCAATACCCATCGCAGTCTTCATCGGAGAATACTCGAGATTGAGAGCTTGCCGCTTAGCTACGAGCTTGATGGCTCTGGCGAACCTGTCAGCCATATTACTAACGAACTGCTTCTTCTCATCCTCAAGCTCTGCAACCTTCTGAGCTAATCGACCCTTATAGAGAGTTTCGATTCTAGAAGCATGCTGCTTGATATCGTAAGCTTCAGCCTTCTTCTCTTTATCACACTTGCAAGGATCACACTTGCATTTCTTACAATCCTTGTCCTTCTTGTCCTTCTTGTCCTTAGCAGCATTCTTCATATCGGTACTGACATCATCAACAGCGCTCTGACTCAAACTCCAGTCCTTACGCTTTTCTTTCATGTCAGAATCCTCATCATCACCAGTAGACAGACTATTAGGATCTCGATCGTTTTGCTCATCTTCAAGATCGGAGTCACGATCACTTAGTGCATCGTCCTTGAGCGTGACAGTATTATCATATTCATCTTTACGATCAGAGTCAGCACCACCAGCAGTAACTGAATCGTCAGGCGATGCAGGCTTATCCTTAGCATCTGTATCGCCGTCACCAGAAACTGGTGCGGTGGGCTCACCACGATCAACACCGGTCATATCGTCATGATAATACTGTAAGACTTGAGCAAGACGCGGACCAACAATAGCCCTGGTCATATTGATAGCGGTACCAACACCATACTGAGCGATTGTGGTAAGAACGTTCTTAGCCAGATCCTCTGGCTCAACACTGGCAACCTTGCTAGTATCAACACTATCGGGCTTAACAACAAATAAGGTACCGTCAGCATCAAAAACGCGAACATTACCAGCGCTAGTAATCTCCGCCTTTAAATGCTTGTATGACTCTGCAAAACGAAGCATCGGGGAACCTCCAGAGGTTTCTTTATTTCCAAGTTTAGGCGGAACAGCCTTAGGACCCTCTTCAAGCCCCATAGCAGCTGGTGACATCATCTCACCAACACCAGCAGGTGTGGCGTTCACATCTTCCGGCAGTAAGTCATCAATAGACTTATTATCAAGTGCTGTTTCTTCAAGCTGGGGAGATTCGACTTCTACACCTTCTGGCCCAGCATTTATAATGACGGTTACTCCACCCTCACTCTTATCTTCTTCAGGTGGAGGACCCTCTAAGCCTAACGTTGGATCCTCTAAACCTGGCGCAACGGGACCTGGTGCAGCAGAACCTGGACCAGGTAAGCCAGGCGGTGGGGGAGGCATGGCAGGTATTTCAGGCGTAGCCTGAGCTACCTTGCTTAGTTTCTCCCCCACCCGCCTCTCGAGATCGGCTACCTTTTGACTAAGTATTAGTATGTCAGATTCATTTTGCAGCTGATCTTCGCTAGTTAACTGAGCAACCTTCGCACTTAGCTGAAGAATTTCATATTGCTCAGCTTTTGTATCTGCTGGGTCATGTACACGACTATATTCGTCGTAGATGACACCTTCACACCACTCATAGGCTTTGGCGATCTTCTTAGCTACCTTAGCAGTTTTGTCTTTCCCATACTCAATTACAAAGGCAATAGGATTGAATCCAGGTTCGGATTCATCGTAAGCTTTACCTTTATTTTTAATATGATCACAAAATTCGTTTCTACTATAGGCAACTTTATTACAAACATTACATCTCGTACGTAGGCATGAACAGCCCATAGATCCATGTTTAAGGATCCCAGCCTGTACGCCTCGAGCGAATGTCGGATCTTTCTTAGTATCTATTGCAACAAGAAGCTCAACGAATTCATCTTTAACTACCTCACCACACTTTCTGCAGTGAATGCCAGTTTCAGGATCTCGTTCCTCTTCAGAAGCAGTTTTATTGCCACAATTTGGATTTGAACATTCATCGAGTGCAGGAGTTGAGTCATTATAATGAGCATCAACAATAAAACCCCTAGCATTCTTGGGGTTTTCCGCTCTATGGTTAATGTGGTGGGGCTTGTTTTCGTAGGTACGATAGACTTGCTTACCTAAACGACCATCAAATCTTAATAATTCATGTTTATGGAAAGCGTCTTTATTTTCATTAGGTACATTAGCTGTGTTCCCTCTAATTGCTTCAAAAATATAATCTGAGGGATTACTTGAGATATCGTATTCAGAAGCTACGATCTCTAACGCGGCTTTAATATCAATGGGTTTACGTTCATTAAGAAACTCACTAGTGCTATCTTCGTCATAGGCAGCAGACTTTGTTAGTCTGTTGTCCTCAAACACAGCGACAGCAATAGTCTGGACTGCTGCAGTCTTAATAAACGTCATTGTTTTACTTGATCTTTCTTATCTTTATTATCAGTTTTATCTTTTGGCTTTTTATCAGTTTTATCTTTGTCTTTGTCTTTTTTCAATACCCCTAAGGTAGTGGTTTTACCTGTTTTATGAAACATATTTACTACCTCACATGCTTAAATACTCATAGTTAAGGTTTTGTCAGTAATAGCTTAAGGTTAACAACGAACATTGTACCTGTTTACAATATATCCTATTTATCTAGAATACCACTAATATCACCGTTTAATGCACTCTCACCACTCTCATTACCATGACCTACCAGTAGATTACTTGACTTGTTTAATGTTACTATTTCAGGCGTACTGCCATCGATGTAAGAAGACATTCTATCCATCATGGTAGCATCGTTAAGCGAACCAGTATCATCAGGCATCTGCTCTTCTATTTTAATTAAAGCAGTATCACCTGTAGCTATTTGAGCAAATATTCCCTCCTTTTCCAATGCTTTTTCTAAAAGTTTAATATCAGACATAACATAGCCATAGTCCATTGCATGTCTAGCTATGATTTCCATTACCTCATCTGTATCAGAGGCTGCAATGGCAGAACTTAATTCCGGACCATTTATTTCTTCCCAGAATGGTGATTTAGTGTTACCATTTAATAATAATTCTTTTAATTCTTCAATTTCTGATGCACCCCAAATAGGTTGTGTTCCTTTATTAAGTCTTCCCTTTTGATCATAAATATCAGAGTCGGCATCTATAATTGCTGGATCTTTCCTACCAGATGGTCCTGTACCACCACCATCAGCATCCTTATCAGAATTTCCCATCATTCCACCACCAGGAGGTGGTGTACCCATACCACCAGGCCCACCGGGGGTTGGACCTGTGTTGCCAGGAGTAGTACCAGGCATACCACCGCCACCAGGCATACCAGCAGGCGGAGATCTTGGTGCAGTCGGTTTTACACCCATCCCACCACCACCAGGTATGGGTGGTTTTGCTCCACCTGCCTCATCACCAGAAGGTGGTTCATCTTTAACATAATGCTTCATTGTATTTTCTAATTCTTGCTCTTCAGCAATCTTATTAATCTCATCTTCAAATTTTTTACCAACAGCAGCATACTTAGTTGTCTTAGAGAACTTAATTCCCATTTGCTCGAGCGACTGCATGGCAGTTACTAGCTCTGAGTTAATAGTATGGTCTAATTGTTTTTCCCACTCAATCTTAGGAATAATCCAACGATTCTCTGCTTCTATCTGCTTCTGGGATCTCTTAATTCTATATCTATGATTAATTTCACCCTTATCTCGTTTTACCCAACCATTAATCTGAGCGATCGGTTTAAAGAATTTAGGTAATAACCAGGTATTAACAAAGAAATCACGCATAGCCCGCAGTCTTTGTAAGAAGACTGAAAGACCGGTAACTGAAGATGCATAAGTAACTTCACCATGAAGGAAAGATTTGCTAATTCCCATGGCTACAAGTTTAATACGTTCAATTACATCATGATGCTGGGCTATATTCATAATCCGGTCAGTAGTACCAACCATCTCAAAATTAATACCATAGTGGTATACTAACCATGCATTGACATCGAGCTCAGCCTGAGCAAGAAGTTGGAGTAAGCGGCGTTCATGTTCCTGTGAAGGAATCCAACCAGTCTGGGGGTTACCAAGTTTGGCTACCTTGATTGGTCCAGCATGCCGACGAGCAGTAGCTATGCTGGCATTATAAATTCCATCCTCATACATTAAGATGCGCCACATACGACTAATAATAGATGTGCCTCTGGTATCATATGGATGGAGCCTTCGTGGAATGAAGGTCATATTTATGGGACTAAGTGGAATATTTTGACGTGCAACTAGCCTCGAGATTAACTCTGGAGGCATCTGGTCACGAACACGTCTTAATAGGCTATTATTTGACGTTAATACAGACCGTAGCCTATCATCGGGGATAAATTCAACTACTGGGTCCATTTTTATAAATGGGGCATCTATTACTTCTAATTGATCAGGATTATGCAGAGCAATATAAGACCAGATACCCTTAGTTTCATCAAAGAAGCAATGTGGTACAGCCTCTCCAATGACCAAAAACTCACGTACCATATACTCAAGAATACGCAAGACTTGCGTTTCTTGGCACATCGTTTCAAACGCCTCTTTGATCTCGCCTGATACCCCCTCTCCTGTAAGCTGGAAATTAGACCAGGGCATTGTAGCGAACATATCAGTACAATTACCAATTACAGGATCGAGTTTATAAAATAATCTCCAATATCTATTAGCGAGGATTCTGTGTACAGGATACTGTTGCCTATCTGGTGATTCAAATTCAGGTTGATAGGGACGCTGTGGCGTCATCTGCGTATTTTGATTATTAGAAAATCCTGGGAAAGTTGTACCTGTAGGACAGTTAGCTTGCTTAGTAATATTGGCAGTTCTCTGTAATCGCGGATCTAATTCAGCCCCATCTGGCAATAGACCATTAAAGAATTGACTAGATGCTTGCCCCTGACTACTTGATAGACCAGGAAGGAATTCTTCCATCCTGTCACCAAGTGCCTCAATGGTATTAACTGTGAGACCATGAGGCATATCAGCTTGTTTCCTCACATCACCATATTTTTTACCAGGTACGATGGCCATTTATTTCCCCTAATACTTCGCTTTTTCTGTTTCTGGTGGACGAGGTATATCTCTATTTTCTCTATCCTCAGTCCCATCAGTAAATTCATTCTCCATAGGATCGTCTTCAGGCCATGTCTTAGTAGCTATTTGTTCGAATTCTTCTGGACTTACAAGAGGCATTTCTTCTTCTTTTTTCTGTTGATTTTTAAGTTCAAGTGATCTTTCTTCTAATAATTGTATTTCTTCTGCTGGTGAAGAAAATAATCTTTGCTCATTAAAAGTTAAATCTGATTTGGGATGGACACTCATAGTAATACCTGGATCTGATCCAACAATTGATTCTATCTTCTCTTCAAATTCTGGATCAGCAACCATTGTACTTGAGATACCATCAATTAAACTTTGCACCTCTTCAGGACCCTTATCCATTTTGGTTATGTCAATTTTTACATATTGTGGATCACTTAATAGTAAAACCATCTCAGGATTATTAAGAGAATTTATTGCTTTCCATGCTAAATTTTGTTGTGCAGATTCTTTATCACTATCAGCTTCAATATCTCCTGCTGGCCCACCACCTAAACCTATACCACCACTCTGAGAACTTTGTGGGCCAACATAATCAGATTTAGTCTTAACTGTTTTCTTTTTCTTGCGCCTTTTAGCTTTATCTTCAGCAGTCTTTTCTTCACTAGGCACTATATCATCTTGACCGCGACGATCTTCAGGCTCTCCATATAAGGCATTGTATAATGTTTCAATTGGAACAGCACGTATTTCACCTAGCATATAGGCTGGCATATGTTGTAAAAACATCTCAGTCGCATCCTCTTCAGATGCGAAACCAAGCATTACTTTATCTTCGTCGTATGAACCATCATCTTTCATCTGCTCAATAACATAGGCAATTTCGGTATCTTCAGGACCTAGATAAATATCAAGTTCTTCACCATCGCTACCTTCAACACCGGCAGCATAACCATAGTCGCATTTCATATGGGTAGCATAGGTATCACTACCCTCATATGACCGAATTGAACCTTTCGGCCACTCCACATCCATCTTTATACCTTGATAATCTTTAATCGCCTTAGTAGGATCATTAGCAGTCTTTTCTAATTGGTCTCGTATGGTGTCCATTACCATACCCCAATCACCAGTAAAAGAGACTCCCTTATCATCAATAAAATAATGAGCTGGTGGTTTTTTACCGACATAAACATCGGTAAACGGAATTTCATGCTCATCTAACGTATTTTGAACAGCTTCAATTAGCTTATTTTCTTTATCATCACCATCAGCAAAATATTGTCTAGCAGTATAAATTGATATTACTGCACCACTATCAACCATTTCTTGTAGTGCCTCTCTAGCACCATCAATTGGTTGACCAAATACGTGTTCACCAGTTTCTGACTCATACTGATTATCTGGTGGTGGCTCTAAAATAGTGCCATCAAGATCTACCGCGATCCAGATATAATCAGGTCCCGCATTTGGGTCGATTTTTTCTTCTTCGGAAGCATGTAACACAATGTCAAATCGCTTCTTGTCTGTGTCTTCGTATCTGGGATTGGGCTGTCCAATTCCGTCAGTGTATGGTGGGTATACATCTTCTGAGAGGGTACCATGATCTTCATCTGAGTCACCTAATTTACCATCTGCATCTTCAAATCTATTTTCATCAGTATATGACTGATTCCAGCGTGCAGGTTCAGTTAAATTTAAATTTGGTTTACCATGCTCACGTTCAGTTGTCAACTGTGTAAGCCCTTGACCTAATTCTGCTGTTTTATTCTTTTCAAAATATTCTATAAATTGTGGATTACCATATAATACTTTATCTATCTGAAGTAATGCATCATTTAATATACTTAATATCTGTTCATCACTAATATGATCAACATTCTGTACAGTACGTCTTATGACATCTACAGCATGTGGCATCGAACCCTTAAGATAATAAGAATATAATCCACCAGTTATAAAACCAGATGGTAAATCAAAAAGTTTATCTACTTCATATACAGTAGTAAGAGCTAAATCTTTAGAAAGTTCACGAAATCTACTAGCTTGTCTTGATTCACTTTCTTTAGTTGCATGTTTACCATAAAAATTATCATCTTGATATGTTTCATCTTCTCCTGCTAATTCTAAATTTCTGTCTTCTACTCTATAAAATTCATTATTAAATACTACTTGCCAGTATGTATTATTTTCGTCGCCACGAGGCAAATATTTAGTAATAAAACCCACACCCATTTCAGGAGTATCTTTAATTTTTACTAGATCACCACGTATAAACCAAACTTTGGCTTGTCGTGGGCGTTTATATAAAGTTTCAGCAGCAGCTTCTTCTGCGTCAGGTAATTCACCAGCAGGAAACTCTGATGGGAAAGATACTTGATCACGACCACCAACGTCGCCATCCTCAGGATGGTCGACGACATTTACAGCAGAATCTTTAGCCATGTATCACCAGCGTCTCTTGCTATTATTACCGATTGCTCTATTCGGATTAAAAAGTCTACCCTGACCACCCATTTGATACTGCTGTCCACCAACCTCTTCACGTTTTAGTCTTGCTTCTCTAGAACGTAATTTAACACCTGTGGGCATAATTTGTGAATCTTGACACATCTTATGTAAGTGTACTAAGACAACCGCAACATCGTCCGAATTATAGCCGCGTCTTTTACCCTTTTGCGGATTATATACTTTCTTATCGTCAATAGACCTCTCGAGACGTTCAATTTCATATATGCCTACACCTTGAGCGGATTTAAAGGGCGGGTCAAGACTATCATCGTCAGGTTCCTTAGGTAGTAATCGCACTCTACCCATAAGAGAATCCGAAACAAACTTAATATAATCTTCCGCTTTAATGGTCTTTTGTTCTGCTCTTACTCCAAGATTTCTGATTTGCTGAATAAGAGTAACACTATTCCATCTATCAAATTCAACCTGTGCTATTTTTTGGTATGATTTTTGATAATCAATAATATCGATACAAGAATCAAACCAAACATCCATATCTTTTGATGGTAAAACACGCATTACCCAATCTACTATAGTTACATACTCCATCTTATCATCAGGTAATTGTCTAATTTCTAAATGACCACATGCACCAGCAAATGAATCGAAATTTTGACCAGCATCAAAACAAATATACCGTGGCATATCTCTTTTCAGCTGACATTCAACCATATGGGCTCGATGATAGCGCTGATTAGTTTTATCTATAAATGGAATAATTTCTAATCTAGCAGTTGGTTCCAACGAGTCCATTACTGCAACATTTTCAAATCGAGTAGGATCAATAATTAGTGGATTAGCAGATAATGGCGGCTTAGCACCAAAGTCACGTTCTGTACCTACTGGATCCTTTTCGTAAGCCTCATCATAATATTCACGCTTCTCCATGGGATTAAATTCCCAGGTAGCATAATGGAATGAGTACATACTTTTAATGTTAGTAGACGTATAAAGTAATTCCATTCCCTTATCATCAATCGATATGGGAGATGAAATTGATACCATCAAGCCAAACCACTCAAGCAAGGTCTTATTTAAGACTGCTGAGCGAACAGTACGTAAAGAGTTCTCCATAACACGATAGGACTCTTCAGCACCCATAGACGAATCAGTTTGCTTAAAGCGACTTAATTCATCAATAAATGATCCAATACGAGTACGACCAGCAAGACCAGATGAGTTAGAGTTCTTTGAGTTGAACTTTACACCCATATGACCATTTTCAATTTCTCTAATTGTCTCCTGATATTTCCATCTTTCCATACCAACTGGAGTATCTTGTTCTTTCTCTTGAGTTTTTACCCAGACCACATAGCGTTTAAACCAAGGTGAATCTGATCTAAAATTCTTATAATAAGCCCAAATAGTATCATTAGACTGGACTTCAGTTGATGCAATATATGTTACTTCAAAGGGCTGCTTGGGTAACAGACCAAAATAAGAAGACAATCTTCTATCTGGTTGATTAAGAGAAATAGTAATAAGTCGATGCTCTAAATATGCTCCCATAAGACCAACAGTTGCGGTCTTACCAGAACGCATTCCTACAATACCATGAAGCTGATTATATCTCTCAATTGCTTTATCTGTTAACATCTCTGTCCTAGTTAAACCACACTTAGGACAGACATCTTCATTATACTTCTTTGACCATATTAATAATACTTCATCTTCTAAGTATGAACGTGGTTTATCCCAACAATCAATAGCTTCTGGTTTAAGTGGATTACAGATAGGACATCGATATTGAAAGAAATCTCTTAGTACCTGATACTGTCTAGTATATTCATAGACAGATGGAACATTTAAAAATTGTGGAGAGGCTACAAACTCAATGATATTAGGAGCAGGTTGAACTAAATAATCTCTATCAATATCTTTCTTGTTTTTCTTATGGGTAGTAGTTAGGGGCGAAACTAGTGCCTCCATCGAATTTCTAAGGCTACTAGCCCCACTATTTACCCCTGATGTCAACCGATTACCTGTGGAGTTGGCATTTGCCCAACCACCTCTATATTTGTATTTCTTTTAGCTCTGATACGCTCAACAAACTGATCATAGCTACTAGAAAGATCTTCATCTGCAATAAATTTAGTAGTCCACTTAATTTCTTTCTCTGTTACTTCAAAAGTATGAAAAATAGGAGAGATACTTAAATGCACAGACTTATTAGTCTGATCCACTACTTCCTTAAGTATCAATGGGTTCTTAACTTTAATTATAGGTAAAGCAGTATCAGATATAGCTTCACCAATAATTCTGCGGCCTACGTAATCAACGAGTACGACAATGAATCTGTTAGACATGTTAAGCCCTTGGCCTCCTCTTTCGAGGGTAATGAGTGAGGAGGGTGTGACCCCTCCTCATCTCAGTTTACTTACTCACCAGTATTGTAAAACACGTGCATGAGCTTGGAACCATCATAGGTTCCACCATTGGCGTCAACACCACTTAACGAGGCACCAACAGCAATGGCATCCGGCGTAACAAGCACGCCACCAAGATAGGTGTGCTTAACAGCGGTAGTAGCAACAATATCGGACGGAAGACCAATAACATCACCAACACCAACTACGATAGCATCGCCGCCAGCTTCACCAGAAAGACCAGAAACAGTAATACTAGTGACAGAGGCGAAGATCTTAGTACCGACAAAAGCCTTACCAGTACCAAGCGCGATGTTTTGAATCTCAGTAACTGCTCTACCAGCCGGGTCTACACCAATATAGGTGATAGTAGCAGTTACCGAATCGTCACCATCGGTCAACGTACAGGTAAGGTTACGTGGTACATCTGGCTGAGCAGCAATGGTCTGCGCAATAGCTGCAATATCAATCGTGGTGACAATACGATCAACATCAGCAAGAATCGGCGCACCAAGAATTACCGATTGCATGAGCTTGATAGACTCAGCAACGTCAACAGCCTCAGCCTGCGAAGCAACAGAAATAGTGCCAGCAGCGACCAATGCCTGAATCTCAGGACTCTGATTCAACTCATCGACAGTGATCTTATCACCAACATCGATAGTCTCACCGATATCGAAATTCTCACGTACAGTGACCTCACCTACAGTGACGTCTAACGACAGCTTCCCACTTCCTAAATTGGTAATGTTTACCTGCATTTTACACTCCTAGTTATAACTTGCTTAGTGCCTCATTGGCGTGTTCTGGGTAATGCTCTTTGATTGCAGCTTTTATATCTACTGTCTGGTATCCCTCCCTTAACATTTCTTGTACGAGATGATCTACTTGCTCTTGTACTACAGCAGCCTTTTTCTTTGATTTTTTACCTGGTTTTAAACATTTCTTTGGAACTACGTCCATTAATCCTAATGCCGGAAATTCAACATAAAGACAAAGGCCATCAGCTTTTTCGTCTCTAACAACACGACCCTGTTCACCACTAGGTACTATGATGGTAGAACCACCACGATCGCGTACTTCATAGTCCTTAATGAGTTTAACATTGGAACCTACACCAAATGTATCACGTTCACGTTCAGCTGGGTCTAAATACTGTTGTGGCTCATCTTCCCATACTTCAGGAATTTCAGTGGGAACGTCTATATTAGTACGTTTACGCTGGTCCTTAGCTGCTTTTGTGCCCCTAGAAAATAATTCTTTACTTATATTGCGCGCATCTGCAACAGCATCCCAAGCACCACTAGCATCAATTGGAGCTACTCCATTCCCACCAGCCCCGAGTTCATCTGATCTTTCTTGAGCATCTAGTCTTAATGCTTCTAAATCTTCATCAGAAAATTGTTTAAGATTAACATCTTCAATACCAGCAGCAACCTCAGCACTAGAAGGAGGAACAGGACCTGCCTGAGCTTGTTTTTGGCCCCAATTAATAAGAGATTCAATATTTGGTTTTACACTTGCTGCTGCTGGATTCTCCATTACTTGTTGAAGTATAGTAATGGCTGTACCCACATCACCATTATAACTAACAGTATCATATGCTTGCTGTAATTGACTAACTACAGTATTTATTCCTTGCGTACTTTGTTCTATCATACCCCTAACACGATCAATTCCTTCTAAAAAGGGCATAAATTGTTCTGCTTGTGCTTGTTTCTTTTCAGAATGACGTCTCATAGTCCAGGGATTTCTTGGACCAATGTTATACATGTGTTGCGTATTGCTTACTGGTACTCTAGGTAAGTCAGCACCAGATACCTTCTCATCAGATGGCGGAGATAACATTTGACGATGCTGCATGTCCTTCATTAAGGTACCACGTTTAATAAGATCATCAAGCGCTGGCCCGCACATTACATAGGGCGCACCATCAAAGAAAAATAGTGCTGGTTCTAACAAAGACTTTTCTCTAACAATAACAGGAATATCAATGTTGGCCCTGTGACCCATGAGAGTACGAAATTGGGCACCTATTTTAATAATACCATCGGCAATAACGCCATTTTTATCTGATGCATTCTTTATAACACCATGATATTGTAAAACAGGTTTCGAAGGTAGAGTAAAATTAGAAAGTAGAGTAGCTACTAACTCAAGTGCCTTAACAGTTGCATTCTTATTAGTATCTAACTTAGTTTCACGCTTTTCACTCAAATCAAATTTTAGTTGAGCAGTCCTAGGGCTTAAATTACTAAGAGCTCCAGATACTTTCTGATTAACTTCTTTTCGTTCTTCAGCGCGTACTTTAGCAAATTTATTGTAGCTGCTCATTTATCTCTCCTACCGGTAGATCAAAAGGTCAGAGTCAAATAGCTTGAAATCTTTTATTAATCCTTGATCTTGTAATTCTTCACCTAAATCGGATTTATAGCTATCAGTAAACATAACCTGCTGAAGAGCCTCAGCATTTCTTTCTTCAAATCCAAGCGCGTCAATCCAATTTTGTATAGTATCTGCTGTAATTACAGCCATCTCTTCGTGCACAGCCTCTGCTGTAATTCCGCCATTTTCTTCTTCTTTAACCCAGTCTGGTGTATGGTCTTTATATAATTGTACTGATCCATCTATCAACTTCTTAGGATCAATTTTAATACCCATTTTCGCCGCAGCAGGTCTAATGGGGGCCAATAACCCATCAGATCTTGGAGAAATAGGTGTAACACTTTTTCTTTCTGGTTCTGCTAGTGAGGGATCAAACCCTCGAGTATAATCGAAATGTTTACTACTAAATCCACCACCGCCATCACTACCATTGGGATTACCCATGCCAGTAAAGGGATCTACATCTGCACTATCCCCATCACCAAATGGACTAGATTCATCTGGAAGAGTATTATGTTCAAATCGTACTAGTGGACTAGTTCTAACAGTCTGATCGTTATCAACACCACCAGGTAAACGATTTTCTTTAGCTTGTCGTAAAAAGGGGAACGTTTGTAACAATTCCTCTTCAAAGTTATCTTCGGTTTCTGCCTCAGTTATACCTCTTAAAGGTTCATACGTATGCTTATTGCCAGCCTTATTTAGTGGGGTTTGTAACTCATCGCCCACCATAATATCATTTTCTCTACACCATCCAGCATTAGCTTCAATAACATCAGTACAAATAGAAGACCATGTACCAAATCTACCTGGTGTCACATTTGCGATAATCTTATTTATCCGTCCATCATTCGCAAAGATGATATCGATAGGAAATTTAACATCACCCATATGGAATGCTGCTACACGACTGCCATTTTGTGGAAACCACAATCCTCTATCTTTAGGAAGAACAGCATACGCCTGAAGGCCACTAGCCTGCTGTCTAGGTGTAGCAGCTACATCACAGATTATGGCGATCTTATTATTGAATAAGATTTTAGCATCAGCTTTTTCAGACCTTACCCATCTTGAGCTTTGCATGGTCATTACCTGCGTGCTCATATTCTGCTGATTCTGCTGATTCTGTTGAATCATCTTATTCATAACATCAGTATCTTTTTGACGTGCTAGCTCTTCTTGTTCTGCCTCTTCTTGACGATTAAGATCGTCAAATTGATCTTCATTTTGCTTGATGGGTGTTAATTGTGCCTGTAACATCTGTAATTTGTCACGCATTAAACGCATCTGCTGATTTAATACGCGCTTTTCTTGTTGTCTAAGCTGCTTATCTTTTTCTTCTTTTTGAGATAAGTCCTCAGTAGTAGGCGTATCCGTCACATTAGGCTCTGGTGCCGGTGTAGTCGAAGTCGGGATACCATATTGCGCAATTATTTTAGGCATTTTAGTTCGGTAACCTAAATTCTTGTCTGGTTCTACCCATTGCAACTTCGGCTTCATTGACTAAGATATTAGCCAATTTCATACCCACAAGATCTTCAATAGCCTCAATAATATCTCTATCAACATCTTGACGCTTCATTACTGAAACTAAGGATGAAAATTCCTCAGATAACTTGGCAACAATACTCTTTGTAAACGTTTCAATAATGTATTGAGTGGCTACAGTAATGAGCTTATTACCTTGACGCATTTTAGCTATCTCTGCTAAGATTCCCTTCTGAGTATTAATCATAGAGGTAAATGTCTGGATCTTATTTTGTGACCAGACATCACCATTAGCACTATTTAAAGCCTTAAGAGAGTCTGCTAATTCATAAATCTGATCGTGCACCTCTCTAAATTTTACATACAATTTACAGAGCTCTTCATGCTCGTCAAAAGTACCTTCTCTAACCTGTTTAATCTCTTCTAAAGCAGATTCAGAAATTAACTTATTATTGGGATTCTTAATAAACTTATCTTTTGCACTTTGTATCTCGACACCATCTTTTGGATTAGTATGCTTATTAAAATGATTCCAGATACTTTTCTTAGTTGGTGCCTTTAAATCTAAATCTGGATATTTAGTAGGTATGTAGTCAATTAGCATAGAGGCTATCCTACCAGGCGGATAGCCATCTAGTGCATGCTTACAAACCCAGTTATACAACTCTGGGTGCTCTTTTGACCAGATGCAAAGTTTACACTGATACTGAAATTCAGGTTTCAGTAAAAGCTCAAAACTCTCTGCTGCAGTTTCTTCTTCAGACATAACTACTTCTTACTAGTCTTAGATTTCTTGCTTTTCTTCTTCTTGCTCTTAGAATCCTCTTCTTCCATCTCAACTGGAGCAGCCGCCTCAGCCTCATGATGATCAACTGCTGCCAATAAAGCACCCTCACCCATATCTGGCTTAGTCTCATCACCAAGACGAGATTTTTCAGCAGGTCTAGACTCTGGAACTGCTTCTGGTTTTTCAGGAATTTTACCAAGTAGGGCATCTACGTCGATTTCATTACTATCGTCATCACATACCAGAACAATCAACCTATCTGGACGTAAAAGACGCAAAACATCACGACTATGCTTTACACATTCGTGAGTCTTTTCAAGAGAGCCACCAAAATGGGGGAGAAGGTCAGTACTAGTCCCCTTCTTAAGGTTAAGTGAGACTACAGGTGCCATCCTATGAAGGTTTCGGTTCTTATAGGTCGTAGTAGGACTAAACAAATCGACCTGTAAATTGCCCTGGCTCTGATTCATTAATAAATACTTCATTAGTTTCTCCTATCTAATACCTGTAAGTGGTAAAACGTCATCTTTCAGTTCACCACCATAGGTCAAGGTCATAATTCCTCGAGACTCGCTACAACGTACTTTAATCTGGGCAACCCCAGCATCTTCATCAAAGTCAATAATCTTCGGTTTACCCATGATACCGAAATCATGGAAGTACTTATCACTCTCAAGTCCCTTGATAAAGGAGATAATCTGATGTTGAATATTCTGTGGGCTCATATTCTTGAATAGCTCTGGATCCCACCCAATATCCATCATCACATAACCGTTATCATCTGACGAAGTGGTCGAGAACATACGATTAATGATAAACTTATTATGACTACGAGCAGGTTGCTTATTCATTTCCTGATGGTCATAATCCTTTTTATCATCTTTACCAGGAGCGTTGTAAGATTGCGGTCCTGGACCGGCATCACTATGCTTTTGCATAACCGCTCCCTTTTTCTCTAAGTCTTTTAATATTCTGTTAAGGTCTTCTTGGCGTTCTTTAGCCTTTTGTATCTTATCTACAGATGGCTCTTTCTGTTCGTATACCTTACCAGGTACTTCCTCAGCCTTCCCAGGAGTTTTAGTTTCTACTTCTTCCTCTTCCATTCTCTTCTTAGCTTTTTCGATCTCTTCAGGAGACTTTAACTCTTCACGTTCTTTCTGTATCTTCTCTTCAGCCTTTTCTTCTTCTGTACGTTTTTCACCAGCTTCTTCTTCCTTACGTGTTCTGGCTTCTTCTTCCTCTCTCTTCTCTTCTCCACTTATCCATTTTTGATAAGTAGCTAATTGTATTGGATACCATCTCTGTAGAATATTAAAAAAGGATACTCTTTTATCTTCCGGCCAATTTACAGATGCATTAAATGCTTCATCTATCCCCATAGCTCCTTCATGTTCTTCACTCTTAAACCAGGGAGAGCCAGGAGGTCCTTGTGTTATTTGTACTTCAGTTGGATGCTTTCTCTTAACTAACTGTCTCTTTTCTTCTTCTGTCTTTGTTTTCTCTTCAGTACTAATTCCCTTAGTTCTTAAATAGTCATTAGCAACAGCTAATTTTTCTTCAGCATCCTCACCCTTAGCCTGCTTAAGAGAATGCATTAAGTAGGATAATACACCAGGCTCATCATTTTCTTTAAAATCAAGTGCAATATCAATTGCATCTTGAATTAATAATGGTTTATCTTCGGCATTTATCTTCTTCAATAGCTCCATACCACGTAAATATTCATCTGTTTTTAGGTTCATACTAAAGACAGCTTTAACATCTTCTTTAGCCATTGCCTGTAAATCTTGGATAAAGGCTCGTTCACTTCTTGCAGCCTCTGGACCCAATCTATGCTCTATAATCTGGGCCCAAACTCCACCAGACTTTAGTCTCATTATATTTTGTAAATCTAAAAATTCATCGCCTTCAGCCTTTTGTAAGGCATTAATAATCATCTCGCCTTTGTATGCGCCTTCTGGAACTTCATGCATCCAAAAAGCGTCTACAACAGGTATATTTTGGGCTTCTTCTTTACTAGGCTTTTTAACAAGGGTAACATCGCGCTTACCCATTGGAGCACCAGGATGTGGTTCAACTTTTTTCTTCTTATCCTTTAATGGAATGTCAGCCATTGGCTCGCCTAAGAAAGTACCCTCAGGCTTAACAGTCTTTAAATCTCTTCTTGTCTTTCTTCTCTTTTCCTTTTCAACTTCAAAAATATCAGTATCATGCGCCTTTAATGCAAAGTAAGCTAACTTAGCATTTCCCTTAGTAAGGGTTGGCGTTAAAGCTTGAATTGCCTGATGTCCCCATTGTTTATTATTAATTATCTCTTTGATTGGAGCTCCAGCAAAAGCCTTTGCCAAAGCATGATTAACAGGATCTTTAGATACTTTCCCCCACGTTGTAGGAACCCAATTTAAGAATTTATCATATGCCACTCTAACATCAGATTGGGGATCTAAGAAATCAAGTGCTAATTGTAAATCAAATTCAGATACCTTATTTTTCCATTTTCTTGGATCAATATCGCCATATTGTCCGGTGATATAATCATTAATTAAATCAGCCTGAAGGTCAGGCTCTATCATCCCAAATTGTTCTTTATCTATACCTTCTTGAGTTAATAAATCTTGAAATTGTTTTTCAGTTAAAAAGCCTATTAGACTATTAGCATCATCATATACTGATAGTTTTTGATCGAGTTCTATCTTTCTATTTTCTTCAACCTGCTTATTAGTTATTCCACATTCTGGACACCCGCCAACCAAAGTCTCAATTTGCTTGCCACAATTTGGACATGGCCCACCAGCAACATCTACATCTTCTTCTGGTAGATCAGCTGTCTCTTCTGAGTCTACTTCATATTCCATCTCTGGCTCATCAGCAATCTTTTGTGATTTTTTAGGCAGAGTAGTTCTTTGTATTGGGTCTTCTCCACCAGAAGGAAGTGCTGGACGTCCACGCCCACCCGGTGATTCTTCCCATATAGTGGGAGGACCTCTTAAAACACCAGGCGCTGCTCCAGGATCTCCCTTTTCCATATGCTTGTTAATTGCACCTTCTAAATAAGAAATTTGCTCTTCTTTACTTAATCGTTCCCAAAGTTCCGGACGTAAACCATGACGTTTTAAGAGATCGTCTAAACTTTCATAGTTTTCCAAAATTCTAATTAATTCTTCCATTTCATCAACCTCAGGTATTTCTCCTGAAGGTCTCTTATATTTAGTACTCTCAATATATTCTTCCATACTAGGCTCTTTAACAACCTTAGGTTCAGATTTTAAAGGTTGTTGTTTTCTCGCAAGCTCTTGTACCCTTTCTCGTAATAATGAGGTTTGTTTTTTTATGGGCAAATTAGCAAATTGATCATTAGTGATACTCATCTCACTTAAATAAGCTTCAAATCCACCTTCCATGTTTTTATTTAGATAATCAGTTAATATCTTAAGATACTCATCATCCAAAGCTGCTTGAGGATCATGTTCTCTTTTGACTTTTTTCATAAATAGATCAACTAATTCAGGATCTACTTGTCTTGTTTTTTCTTTATATTCTCTATCCAACTTCTCTAATGCGTCTGGCTGTGCAATGGGATTTGGTGGCGTTTCATCTAAAGGAAACCCCTCAATAGGTTTAACCTTTCTACCTAAAGATTTTTCAATATTATCATGTATTTCTAACGCTTCATCAGACCGTGTACCCAGGGTTTGATATTTATATGTAATAAATAATTCAGGATGATATTCCTTTAAAATATCTTGGTATTGTTTATATTTTTCAGGACCTTCTTTACCTGATAAAAACAACGCAAGCCATAATTCTGCACCAGCATACTCATTAATTGCTTCTAAATCGTCACCTTCTTTTATCTGATCTGGATTAATAATAGGAATTTTGTCTTTAAGAATACCAATACTAGGAAATTTAATCTCTACTTTTTCTTCTAATATTCTTAATATGTCCTTCATCTGCTCCATGGTTTTAACATAGTTCATTTCAGGAGGAGCATAATCTGGTCCTCGAGTAGGACCATATGGCTCTGGAATATTAGGAGTAGTTAATCTAGACTCTGGTCTTTCAGGTTCAACTTCCCAAGAAGTGAAATCTACACCCCTCGGAGCTTTATGTACCTTTGCCCCCTCAGGAATAGTATATTCGGGTTCTTCTTCCCCCTTTGCCTTCTCGAGCTCACTAGTTTCTTGCTTTAATTGCTCAAGAGCCTGTGAAGCCTCTTCTTTACCTTTTAATTTTTTAGTTAATTCTTTCCATTCTAAATCAGTTAGATCAGCTAAACCCGCAGCTGTCTTTGCCACTGGTCTAAACGGTGGTTTATATTGTTGACCATATTGCATTGATTCTTCAATCTGCTCAGGAGTTGGTTGTGGCGGTTGTGGCGGTTGTATACGATATTGTTGTGCGACATCTTCCTTTGGGGCTTTCCCCATCTCTACTGGTCCTTCCTCTTGTATCTGGGGAGTTGCACCCCCCATTTCTATCGGACCACCTTTTTCCTTCTTTTCTTTATCTTTTTGCTGTTCCCAGGTTTCTTTTTCTTTTTTAGGATCAACACCACGTAATTTATCTAATTTCTCTTGTTTTCGTTGTTTACCTAATTCTTTATGTTCCCAATTAGTACGCCTCTTATCCCAATCCTTTAAAAATTTGACTATAAGATTATAACTCTTCTCATTATCTCTTAATTCATAGGCGTATGCTTCACCGATAGTACTATCATTAATACTGTCAAAATACCCTGGATTATCATTAATCCACTTTGTGCCTAATCTAATAATTATATCTTTTAAAGCATAATCTTTTTCGTCTAAGGCTTGTTCCAATGACCACTTAACAACATTGGTTACTGAACTTAAATCTGGCCCCTGTTTCGGATAATCTTTTCTCTTATCTTTAGGTCTTCTACTCTTTGGTCTTTTTCTATTCCACCAGGCTGCACTTTTATCAGTAAAAGCAGAAGTAGCAAGATCAATCCAATCAACTTCGCTAATATTTTCTAAATACTTACTACCATCTTTCATGTGCTTGAACATCTCTACTTCACCGAGACGTTCTTCAGCCTTAGACTTACTCTTATATGTACCACCAGACCATTTTGGATTTTTCTTGCTCTTTACTTCATATCCACCATCTACCTTATCAACATAGGCAGTATAATCACTATCTGCTTTCTTCTTTTTAATCTTACGCGGAATATCACGCGTAAGCATCTTACCATAATCTTTAAAATAGCCAGACCAATAGCTTTTAGCGCTTGGATCAACTGCAAGTTTAGTTAAACGAGCCTCAAAATCAGCCTGTGCCTTTGCAGAATAACCACCATGCTCTGATAATACAGTATCTGCAAGACAAGCACAAACATCTGCTGTTATTTGTCTTGCAGCAGTCATAGTTTCTATTTCATCGTCAGAATATTCCATAGTAGCAGTGAAATTAAAACTATACTTTTGTGCAGACTCCATACCATGTGGAGTAGATAACATTACAATAGGAAGATTGGCATCAGAGTCTACCTGTACATAGCCATTTACAGGTTCAAAACCTTCTTCTGCTTCTTCTGCTGTTACAATTATACCCTTATTATCAAAATAAAGATTGCCTAATTCTTCGTTCTTACCCTTTTTCTTTAAAGAGAAAAATAATTGTAAAATTTGCTCACCACCAGAACCAATCATCCCAATTTCTTGTGGTGCGGCATAATATCCAGGATTACTATCATTAAATCTACCAAGAGTCCATTCAGCTGCCTTATGAAGCTCTTGATATCTTAATGATCTATCAGATTCAGTTAAATTCTCAATCTTTTCTTCTGCTTGAGCTTGTTTAGGAGTAACATCAACAAGACTAATTACACTAGGGACTGTTATGTCCTTTAGAGCAAATTTCTTATTATGATGTTTTTCCATCTTTTCTAATTTATTATAATAATCAGGATCTTCTGCTAAGTGATCAACAGCGATTTGTCTAGCTAATTCCTCATCCTCAGTATGCTCTTTTTCTACTTCTATACCCTTATCAATATCTGCATCCTCAATGCCAGTAAGAGGACTGGCTTCCCCAATAACACCAGTACCATCAATTTCCTGACTCATAAGACCAGGAGCACGAGTAAAGCTATCGCCACCTTGAGGTTTCACATCCTCAGCAGCTTGAACCTCAAAAATCAAATCAATACGTCTAGCTTTTCTTTGAATAGCATCTACTAACTTAAGATCAGGAAAGTGCTCGAGTGACCACTTAATAATCTGATTGTCAGAAGGATATCTATCTTTAAATTCTACTGTGGCAACATGATTACCGTTTTTAGAAATCTCAGATTGGAGCTCAAGACGAGGCATAAGCTCATGCTTAAGAACCTCTGCTATTTTACTAGCGTTATCAATCTTAGCTAATCTGCCAGGAGGAACAAGACATGATTCCCCTTCATTAATCTGAACAACATATTCATTACCACATTTAGAAGCTACTACTCCACACCGAATTTCATTAGAATTCGGCATACTGAACTCAACACGAGTTCCTGCAGGTAGCGGATCATCTTCTGCCGGTGTTTCACGAGAGCCAATAAGTTCAGCTACCTTTTCGATAGACCACTTATTAGGATCTGCAATACCCGTAAAAGCATGATCATCCAGATTGGATATGGGCGTTTCTTGCCCTATAAATTTATTATCGGTAATGCCCATAGCAAAACCTCTTTACTTGGATCGCAGTGCAGATGGTGCAGCCTTACTCATTTGGTCCATCTTACGAGTAAGCTTGTTCTCCTGATGATCAGAATCCTTGCCAAGATCGGTATCAGACAGACCAGTACCTTGCTGATCAGTCGCTGGATGCTGAGTTTTCGGCTTCCCAGCACCAAAGTCGCCAGGATCTCTATTATCAGAATCTGGTTCAGTACTCGTATCAGAGAAATTTCCCTGTGGTTTTGACTGAGACTTTATACTTGGGGTTTTAAGGTCACCATGGGTTTCGGAGTCCGGGCCAAGTACCTTATTCCCTTTCCCTTGAGCCACTGCATCTGGCTGTTGCTGATTTACAGTAGCGGCCGGAAGATCACCAGCCAACTTCTCTAATGCACCTGCTATTTCCATAGGGGAACCACCAAAAATTCTTTGCGCAATATCAACTACAGCCTGTGGATCAATTTGTGGTGGTTCAGTTTCTAATTCTTTAGAATAATCAGTTTTAAATTGAGTAATTGCATCAAGGATACTCATATCGCCTTTTTCATTATAATGCTGCATCGCATTATCAATTTTTGCATCCCCCTCACCGCCAAGAGGTTGCATTTCCATTGGCAGTCCTTCTTCTTCAAGACCGCCTTCTGGAATTTCAATATCTTCCATATCTAAGGCGATTGGCTTAAAGCCCGCTTCTACCATCATGTCCCAAACTTCAGCTTTACGCTCAACAGGAACATTAAATGCATAGGCTTCAGCGTTATTCCCTTCAACCCCAACTTCCTGAGCGCCCAGCTTCTCTGCAGCTTTACCAAAAGCATCACCAAACGTCTCAAGATGAGCATCAGCAACAAAAGCGGTCAACGTGGTCTCTTCAGCAGCACCACCAACCTCGAGGGCAGAAGCAATGGCCTTAGAGGGAATAATACCACTACAGCGACCACAGCTTAAGTCAGAAGCAGTTTTTGGCATCTCATAACTATTAGATTCGCCACAGCCCGGACAATTGAGTCTAAGACCTTCTCTAATAGTAAATACTGGCGGAGGTGGACCACCAGCAGGATGCTTAGCAGTACTAGCGAGATAGATGAAGTCATCAATAGCGGCATCAACCTCTAACAATGGATAACTCTTACTTCCTCGTTTACTCTGAATAGCAACCTGGTCGCCATTTATAGCAATGGCATATCCACTTGCTCTATAGGTCTTATCATTCAGTAATATATGCTCGATTTCACTCTTCTTTTTCTTCAAATTCTCTGGGAACTTTCCATCATCTTTCTTATCATCGTCCTTATCGTCATCCTTATCGTCATCCTTATCGTCATCCTTCCCCTTGCCCTTTACATGCTTTTCGAACTGAGGAGGAATTTTACCTGCCTTAATTGCTTCTCTTAAGTTAGACTTTAACTCAGCTACACTACCAAGCCACCAAGAAGGTGAAGCTTGAAGAGCATTAACATAATCAAGAGAAGCATGAGCAGCCTTGTTATTATAAATAGGAAGGTGATGTTTACCATCATCTACCATAGGATTATCAGATAAGATAGCAGCTTTTAAGGACTGCGGAGGAGTAATCTGACCTGGCTGCTGTTCATTAATCTTAGGATTAAAAGTCTTAGTCGACTTTTCCTTCTTTTTCGTCTTCTTCTTCTTTTTCTTGGCAGCAGCCATTTCCATAGCCTCTTCGCCTTCGCCTTCACCGCTCATGTAACTTTCTAATTCCTGACCCATCTGCTGGAAGAAATCTTGCCCTTCTTGGCTATCAACGTACTCTTGCATCTCTTCCTGGGCTACTCTTACAGATGCGGCAACCTGCTGTGACTCTTCTCTTTGTACAGTCTTACCAACAAGTTGAGTAATCTTCTCTAAGATTTGCATCGTTTCTGGATTAGTCGCCACTATCTGCTCAATCTGGGCTGCCGCATCTGGCATATTTGGATCAACACCCAGTTGATTTAACAAGTTAGCAATAGTAGGATCACTCATAGCATATTGAACTGCATCGGCTGCCATCGATCGCACTTCTGGATCTGTGGCGATGCCAGGAATCTGCATATATGGTGTTTCCTCTTCCTCATATACCTGAGCAACAGTAGATAAAACACCAGTACCATCAATACCTAGATCTTGCTTTGGTGTCTCTGCTGTGGTATCAGAATCTGCTACTAAACCACCTTGTTCCTTAGCCTGTTGTTCCTTAGCCTGTTGCAACTTATTAGTAATATCTTCTACTGAAGTTCCACTTTGTTGTAATTTATCAAATTTATCTGTTAGGCCTTCAACAGCAACTGCAGTATCCTTAATTGACTGCTGAGCCTTCTTATTAATTCTATTAGCTACACGAGTAGCGACATCGCTACCTCTACTGGCCATGAGAGGAGGCTTGACGTCATTGATTTCCTTCATCTCGTCAAATTGGCCCTCCTCCTTTTTATGCGACTCGTCAAGATGCTCTTCCATCGTCTCGGCAGCATCTTTTCTATTTAATAGAGCGCGAATGAAGGTACGAGCCCTAACATTAACCGGCGTGTCACTCTGAAGGCCATTACGAACTACAGCGATATCGTAGTCTTCCTGACTCTTAATCTCAGAGGCGATACGTACAAGCTTCACAACGGGAAGCGTATTATATGCTACACTGGGAATAATAGTATCAATAACCTCAGCAACCTTAGAGTGAGGATTGGTATACTGATAGTGATCGCGTAAGCGAGTCAGCGTACCAGCAGAAATAGACCCCAAAGGCTCTTGATGCCAAAGCCGCTCAAGATGGGTCGTAAATCGCTTAAGACCATTGTCATCAGCGATGTGTTTCGATGCATCCTTCATAATACTAAAGGCATCAAAACGAGAGACAATGGGGGTATCATCTGGTAAGACACGCTCACCAACTATCTTATCAATCTTCGCTCGAGCGGCCTGTAGAACCGGCATTGCGGCAGCAAAATCATGACGACCCTGCTCAGCCTTAATACCAGCCTGACGATTCTCGTGAGACTGCAATAGCTTATCTGCATGACCCGCAAGAGGTCCTGTAGCATTCATAGTGTTATAATCAACGTCACCCTTGCTCAGTGCTTTAAGCGCTTTACGAGTCTGCATTGTTTGTCTCCAAAATCCTAGAGATTTTTATCTCTTTAACAAGCTTTTTATATCTTTTAGCCTGCTGTTTGGCCCACTCTTCTGCTTCTTCTTTTGTAGTGGCTACTACTTTGAACCTGCGTTCGCTGTCTTCGAATATTATTAAAACCCAGAACATTGGTGTCCTTTGGGGATTTAAAACCAGTACAAGATACTGTTATACATAAACCAACAATATCACTCCATTTAGTACAATCTTTACATTGTAAGGAACCAGATTCATGAAAGACCCTATTACATTCCTGCTCATCTTTCAATGAATCAATAATTTGTTCTACTGTTGCATCTTTTATAGTGTCATGTGCTTTTTGTAGCTCTATAAATTTTGCTTGATCGCCACCCTTATCTGGATGATGAATAGCAGCTAATTTCTTATATTTATTCTTGCATATAGCCTTTAAATTATTAATAGGCTTATTGTTGACGGTATTAGATACAGACCACACCTCAGCCCTTGCCTTCACAACGGGCCAAATATCTAATACCTCACATGCAAGATATATATTCATTACGCAACGCGATTACAAATAAATTCGCTAATCTTGCCTTCTGCATTAAAGCTAGCAGTAACCAGAATCTTACCACTCTGATCACCTATCTTACCAACAAAGGAAGCTTCAACAGAAAGCGTTCCCTCGTTGACATTGCCGGCGATAGGAGCGAATTCGCCTTCAATTTCTGCCTTTAATTGTCGAGCGGCAGCCTGCTTGATTCGACGTGGAATATCTCTTACCCACATCTGGCCATACTCTTTAAAGTAATCACCCCAGTAGCTCTTAGCTGCTTGATCGAGTGCGGTCTTCTGCATTTTGTTCTCCATTAACGAGTCTTGTTAGACAAGTGTAAATTTTCTGTAGACCAAACTTCTTCTTTGTTGTTCTTAGAATTTATAACCTTAATCTTGTCTTCTGACAAGATTTCCTTAATTTGACCTTCAGAACCTTCATCTCTACTATATACGAAAGATCCAACACTTGCGGGTTCCTTAATGTTACCCTGTGTTGGCTTAACCATTATCTTTTCAACAGGTCTTCTAGGTGACTCTTGTTTGGGTGCTACCGTCGTCTTTTCCTCTACGTCCATATCTTCTGGTAAAGGACCCATCTGTTCAACATTTTTCCAAATATCTTCAAAACCTACTTGTTCTTCTTCCTCATATATGGGGCCTGAATCAAGATATGAATGTCTTGCTTCTTCGTATGCGTACTTCCAATCACGATCATCCATAGTTTTTAGTATTTCATAGTACCATTTTAATTCTTCAAGGTTATATCTTCTTGAATCATCACCTGATTTATATGCTTCATATAATGGTACTATATCTCTTTCTATTACTGCCTTAATATATTCTTTTGCTTCACTATACTCAGGATCTTCTTCACTCTCAGGATAATTTTCTAATACAACTTTCACATAATCAATAAAGTCTCTACCTGTTTGAGCAATTCTACTCATTAAAGGCCGAGTCTTTCTCTCGTCCATTTGTCTAGTTCTTTTGATTGCTGTAACTCTGCCATAGAAGGCTCACCAAGTGGTTTATTAATTTCTTCTTCTTCTACAAATCCCATTCCCTCACATTCAGAACATGGAGTGTGGTAGGGATCTTCTTCAACAAGAGATGGGCTAGCACTTGGTACGTATTCCACTGCTTCTAAATCGTCCTCTGGAAATCTTTTTTCATATTCTTCTTTAATCTTATCTTCTTGAATACCTTCTTCTCTTAATTCATGAAATCGTATTTCTCTAGTATCTTCTATGTTTAAATTTTCTCCTCTTTCCATTCTTTCTCTAATATTTGTTACTACATCGTCTGTAGTTTTTTCATCTGTAGGAAATTCTTTTTGTAGAACCTCATCAAGATCTTCTGGTTTAACGCCTCTCTCCAATAGCTGCTGACTTCGTTCTTGTACAACATCTTCGTGTTCTGGTTCATCTGCTAATGGATCGGTATAATCTTCTGGAGCCGCTGGCTTAGAAGGATCAGTTTCAATTCCTGGATCATGTACAGTATAAACACCACCACCAGGACCAAATCCACCTTCTTCAGGATCATCAGGATCAGGATCTCTTGGTGGACCAGCATAGCCATAACCCTTGCAGCTAGGACAAGTGGCAGCATTTTTAGGTATAGGAAGCTGAGTAGCAGCAGTGGCAAGTATAAAGGAGACTGTATTAAACGCCTCAGTACCAATCATCTCTACAGCAGCATCGAAACTTGCCCTTCGATTTTCAGGCTCTAATTTATCGTCAAGACCTTCACTAAAAGCGACTAGTGCATCTGTCATCAACTTAGCCCACATATCACTAGTATAGTTGGGCTGCTTTTGAGCATCTTTTAATACTGGTAACGCATCGCGTCTAGCATTCTCATCTACCCCATTAATAAAATACCAAGCAGTGATTTTATTTAATAAACCAGCTGCCTGCTTTTCAGTTAACATATTTAATCTCCGGAGGGATACACGTATGCGCGCTTAATAGTCACAGTAAACACGTTTCTAGTAACCCCTTAGGGGATAGTTGATGCTATCAATATTTGTATTATAATATTAATAGTGGACCCTTAGCTCAGTTGGTTAGAGCTATCGGCTCATAACCGATTGGTCGTAGGTTCGACTCCTACAGGGTCCACCATTAAACTATGTTTACTTTTAATTCTTTAAGGAATTCAACCGCGAGGTTAGCTTCAATCTCATAACCACGTTCTTTTAAATTTTTAATTGCTTTATTCAAGAAGCCGGTATCAATAGTATAGTTACCAATAATGTCATCAACCAATCTAATAGTTCTGGTTTTCATTTTATCTTTTGTACTTGATTTAGTTATATAACCTTTTGACCTCAAATTATTAAGATGAATCACAACAGAATTAGATGACCTGTAATTAAATTCCCCCTGGATCTCCCTAATTGTTGGCCCAAAGCCATTTTCTCTAATGAATGCAACAACAAATTTAAAAATTGCTTGTTGCCCGTCTGTTAGTGGTGATCTATTTGCCATATTAAACACCTTAACACATAATAAACAGACAGTCAATTATTCTTATAAATAAATATGCACGTCCATAAGTTAGTACTACTCAAAGAGCCATCAGAGGGCTATAAAATATACTGGTGTCATGAATGTGGTGTAGTGTGCGAATTTCTGACTGCTGGCATGGCAGAAATGATACCATCCTGGACAAAGGCTCGATTATTTAATGAGAATCCCAAAAATGAGAACGAGAATTATGAATTTAAGTATGAATTCATTAGTAAGAACTCTGATGACTTTATGTACAAAGGAAATAAGAGATTAGGTAAGGGGCTAAAAGATATAAAATCGCCTGCCCCTGTATTTTTAGAGAAGTTGCTCAAAAAAAGCGATAAGTAGTATGACCTTAAAAGCATGGCTAGCAGTATTTGTACTTTTAACTTCATTTTTTGCATATAGTACCTTCTCCTATCAGGCTCAATTAATTGAGTTATATGCAGAACAGAATAAGCTCTTAATGAAGCTATCGTCTGAACAAGATACCTGGTGCGAGGGACTCGCTAAAGTAAATAAAATATGTGAAGAGTCATTTATTGATATAATGTCTAGATTAGGATTAGATAAAGACGCATACCCATTAATTAACACGGTATTGTGGCAACGAGTCACGCATGATATGCCTATAGATAGAGCACGAAGAATTATGAATGCTGAAAACCATGAATACCTTACAGATGAAAATCTATCTGACGTAGCTATGGGTGGTGGTGACCAATGATAGACCAGCCGGGATGGCGGAATTGGTAGACGCAAGGGACTTAAAATCCCTTATCTATTTGGGTGTGCGGGTTCGACTCCCGCTCCCGGCACCATAGCCCCTGTCATCTAGTGGTTAGGATACCGGATTTTCGATCCGGGAACAGGAGTTCGATCCTCCTCAGGGGCACCATTTCTATAATATATTATATTATTGATTATTAAATATAGGAGAGATACATGCCACCACCGCCAAAAGTAACAGTAACTGTTGACAGTGATGATGAAGCCAAACCATTAACTACATGGCAAAAACTTAAACAATTAAGCGGATTACTTGCCGCCATTGCTGCTCTTCTCACTGCAGCAGGTGGCACATTTGCTTCATTAAATAATCAAAGTAAGCAGGGTAAAGTACAAGAATCTGTCTATAATATGCTTACCCAAAGATTTGAAGAATTTGCTGTAGACATTGCTGTTTTACAGACAGAATTAAAATATACAAGAGAGCAAAATAAAGAATTAAGAGATGACATGTATAGATTACATAGTCGTCACCCAACTATTAAAGGTAAACCAAAACGAGTAGAAATTAAGAGTTCAGAAATTAGAGACAAAATCATAAATAGTGCATCTTCTTCTAGTTCAACTGCTGTTATGGTAATGACAGATATAGATATAGAAGGCATACCAGCAGAAATTGAATATAAGGGAATTGCTAGATTACCTGAGTTCGATAATATACAACGAGTCGTTGATGATAGTGACTTTGGTGATGGTGACGGCGTAATCGAAAAACATGAGATTAAATGAAAAACTTATTAACTATACTTATCTCATTACCTGCTCTATTTATTTTTACTCTTGTAATGATATTATATATGAGAAGCAATTAAATAAACGTACTACTATAATAATATTATTATAAAGCTTTTGGTATAACTTTATATTCCACCGAGTTTAATTAATAAACGTGTGTAGACCAGGAGGGGTAGGGGGGGGAGGGATTCTGACCCCTCCTGGCCACACGGGTAGACTAGCTACCACACTGTATATAATTTCCATAATCAGGTAGATTAATTATAAAGTAATAGCTACTATCTTAGCAGTATTTACTATTGAAAAAGGACTACCTATTGAAATTCCACCGAACATTTCTTGTGCTCTATTAAAATTATCAAAGTTTAAATTTGTTTTAGCAGCAGGAAAATATGGATAATTAGATATGTCAGTATTTACACCTTTAAGAAGTCGTTGAATCCCAACAATATGATCACCTAAAAGTGGAAATAACCAATGTTTTAGTTTATCAGTGTCAACATGTAGATGTATACCATTATTTAAAGCACTTTGTAGCATATTATATATCATATCTTTAAGTTCAATATCCTTGTAATCTTTATAACGCAACTCAATATCATCAACATTATGGCCTTCTTCTGTAACTACTTGAAGACCAGAAACTTCTAATACATTATTAAGCATAATATGGTATTGAATAAAATCTCTGGTTGCGTCCATAAACCTACCAGCATTCATCACTTCACAAGCTTTTTCAGTATCATTAATTATAATATGTATATTATCGTCAGCATCATAAAGAAAGAAATAGTCAAAGTAGCTAGTTACAGCCATATCTACCCAAGGATCAGGTAGTAAAAACAAACCATGATTTGTAGGCCAGGTGAACTCAATAACAGAAGGCTGAACTAATTGTTCTTCTTTTTCAACAATCTTCTTAGTAAACAAATCATAGTAATATATTTGAGGAAAATCCGGTATCGCCATTATCATTTTATATATAGCTGAATCTTTAATATTAATTTCAACTATATTATGCGTGTAAGTTTTCGAGGCTTCTTTCATTATATCTGAAAGGTTCACTGGACTCATTAATATTCGTTCTATTTCAAATTTATGAGTCTTAATATTAGAAATCCAGCTACAAACTTCCTGCTGTACAGACACGCCAGGATCTACAAGCATGTTTTGAGTATAGTATATTCGCGCACCGACATCAATTATAGACAGGGTATGGAAATAAAAGATCCCGATCTTACACCGGAACAAAAAGAGGCACTTGAAAGATATGCAAGACTTACTGTAGACCTACATGTCTCCAAAATTAAATTAGCTACTTTTATTGCAGAACATCCTATTGAACTATTAATAGGTATTTGTTTACTTATGGTAGGAATGTGGTCATTTGGTTTTCTCTTCGGCATAACTGCGAGGCAATAGATGGCAAGACATGCTCACGAATTTTATTGTACCAATTGTCAATGGTGGAATTATCCTATGTTGTCAGATGCAATGAGTGGCAACTACGAAATCAAATGCGGGAACTGTGGACATATTCACTATCGCGTTATTAAAGATGGTGTTGTTATTGATGATAGAGCTCAACCAGACATAAAACACGATCAATCACGTTGGAGTAAAGGCGTTGATAATTGGGCGGGAGATACCATTCACGTTATGAAGAGCGCATGTTCTGAAAAGAAACGTGAAAAGAAACTAGGTATGGTGGCTAGAATCAGAGAGATGGCAGCTGCTGGACTTATGAAATGAGTTGGCTCTTTGGCACGTATACCTACGAATTTGTTAGTTATGATCCTGAAAAAGAACTATTAACTTTACAAAAACAACTTACACCGGGAATTATTGATCGATTATTTGGTAAAGATTATGAAACTAAAATTGTTCAATTTATTGGTTCTGGTACAGTATGGCATTCATATCCAGATTTTGTAAGACAAAGTTCTTTTAGAGAGCTTGTATTTAGTGCATATTTAAAACGTTGGAGATGGGAGAAAGAACATGGGCGAAGTAAAAGACACAGTTAAAGGCGATCCACCTAAGAAGCGTAAAGAGCGTATGAAGAGTGACTCAAATTTGGTTGATCAGATGCAGACACTTCGTGATGAAGTTAGTGACCTTATCACAATCAAAGACAAAGATGCAGAATCTGAAGGTAAAAAGGTCTACGCAGAAAATGTAAGAAAAGCTGCCGCACTTCGTGCAGTTCATAGCCTACTTACTTCTTCACAGCGACTGCTCGAGGACTATGATGTCTAGTAGTGTAACTGAGATTACACTAACTGGAGATCATAATCTCTGTGCCAAGTGTGGAAAATATCGACGGGCACATGATATCATAGGTAAGTGTCCAGGTAATAAGTATGGATATTTCCAATCCAAATATGACCACGATGGAAAACTTGAAGTAGAAGATACTAGTGACCCTGTTTGCCCCTATTGTGGTGAAAAAGAACCAGAATGGTGGGATTTTGGTGCAGGCAATTTAAATTCTGATGGAGATACCATTAGAATTACTTGTCGTGATTGTGAAAAAGAATTCGAGATAGAAATCAATATTACCTATAGTTTTGACACTCGTAAAATTGATCATGAAAAAGAGGAAGAGGAAGAGGAAGAAAGAAAAGAACGTCATAAAGAATTAATGACTAAGAAAAAAGCATTGATGGCCAAATTCATACCAGGAATGAGAATACGAGTAAATGACTCTTCTTATACTATTTACAAAGGTAGAGAAGGGGTTGTAGATAACAAGGAACAAAATCGTCATTGTTTTGTAAATGTGATATTAGATCCTAATGAAGAAGGTAAAAAAGCTTTTAAAGACTTCTTTGACCCAGAAGAATTGGAGATTATCTAATGCCATTGCAGATGGGTGGACTCGAAACCGCTAGGGCTCAGACAGTAACCTGGGACCCATATGTTTATGAACAGACGTCCGAAGCTAGAAAGCGTATCGGCATTCTCACAAAACAAGGTTTTACTCTACAATATGAAAATGATGGAGAGGCACGATTGCTTCCCCCACCAAAAGATGTTAATATTGGCTGCTTCCGCATTCTATCAGATAATGGTGATGAAAGAGTAATTTGGGATAGACGAATCAAAGAACAGGTGAAGGAAGCATTTTCAAAGTTTAAAGAGCTTATGAAAAAGGGATACACAGCCTATGCCTCAACGAACGATGGCCAAAAAGGTCACAAAATCACCGAATTCGACCCGGGGCTAGAAGAAATTATTCTAGGTGCAAAAGAAGCCATATTAGTACCAAAAACTGTACCAGGATAATTGTCTAGTTTGAGACAGTATGGTATACTCAAATCATGAAAACTAAATACTGTCACAGATGTAAAAAACGAAAACCATTAAGTAAATTTGGTAAGAATAAACATAGAAGTGGTGGTTACAATACTTATTGTGGCCCATGTAAGAAATTATACGATGCTGAATATCAAAAAAAGAATAAAATAAGAGTTAATGCTATTAGGGCTAAAAATAAGAAAAAACTACGTAATGAGGCAAGAAAAATTTTAGATAAAAAGAAACAAGTACCATGCGCAGATTGCAAAAAGGAATATATTCCATTTGCCATGGACTTTGATCATGTTCGTGGTAAAAAGGAATTTAATATTTCTAGTATTACAAATAAAACTACCTCTATTAAAAGAATAGAAAAAGAATTGGCTAAATGTGATGTAGTTTGTGCAATCTGTCATAGATATAGAACCTATAACAGAAAGAAACAGCATGGCTAATACCACTGCTTTAAAAAAGCCCTCTAAACCTGTCCAGGCTAGGAAACTTAAAGAAGAAGCTACACCGCTAGAAAATACGATGGCCTTCCCATTGGCCAATATAGATGGTCATCAAAGGACCATGGTTGCTGGTGTAGAAGACATAGCTATTAGACAACCAGAAGTGCTCAACATAGAGACTAATGGTCCTGGTCCTCATTTTGTTATTCCTCCTCGTCAACAATTTCCTACAATAAATCAATATCATAATTTCAATTGGCCTGCTGGGGGTAATACAGGTCGCATCCATATTGCCGATGATAGTACTAGTGTTACTAATTTTGTAACTCATGATGTTACATTTAATAAAGTTCGATTTACTAAACCTGTAGTTGTCACACATGAAGATCTATATAATACCACCGATGCTATAGATAATATAATCATCAAGGCACATACTGAATCTGTAATCAAGTTTAATGATTGCTTCTTTGATAATAATAGCACTTCTAACGCAATAAGTTTCAATGTTAATACTGGAACTACTGCTAATGTTGATATTAATTTCAACGGTATTAATGCTGGAACTACTGCTAGTACCAATCTACATTTCTATGATAATAATGGTAACCTCATCACACACCGTGATGGAATTATCGAACATCTACAATATACGCCAGAAGAACGACGTAGACTCAAATTTAAGGAACAACTTAGATTAAAACAAGCTCCAGCGATCATGAATCATCGTGGTCAAACACCTCGTTCTTATGGTAAAGAGAAGCGCTTTGATAATGCTCGACCAGAAGAGATTGTAGCACTCCATCTTCTAAAGAGCATGTTGAACGATGATCGTGACAAGTTCAAGAGATACTTAAAACATGGTTTTGTCACTATCCAGGGTCCAAGTGGGTTAGTCTATCAAATTAAGCGTAAGTCACATATTATCGATGTATGGAACAAGGGGAAGAAACTCTGTACACTCTGTGTCTATTTACAGGATCATACCATTCCACCCACAGATGAAGTTATCGCCAAGATGATTATCTGTGAGCTTGACGAAATTGATATTTGGCGACGTGCTAATATCGGATGGACTCAGGCACTTGGTATGTTTAATATGATAAACAAGAAGAATATTCTCGAGGAACACTTAGTAGAATTAAGAAAGGCAGCGTAATGATTGAAGCCGATTTATATGGTAAGTATGAAGAATTACAAGTGGTTGGTGGTGGTAAAGTTCACGAATTAACTCTACAAGGTTGGAAACTTATTGCTATAATGGGTGATGAATGCACAGAACCCGCATATATAGAACATGTTCAATTTGTGCCTAGTCACGAAGATCAATATGGTTCTCAAAAACCAGAAGAATGGAAATCTATAACCGCACAACGAGATACTGTGGTACGTACTTTGCTCTTTTTAATGGGCCTAGATCGTGATGTTGCTACTGAACGTCTTCGTGAGAAGGTTAGAGAATTAAAATTACAATCTATTGAATCTGATGTTAAATTTAAAGAACTAGAAAAAGATATGAGTAAAGATAGACATGAATTAGGTAGGCTAGGATCCTCAAATGGTCACTTGGCAGAAACGAATAGCAATCTTCATACAGAATTAGATGCTAAAAGTGAAGTCCTTAATCGCATGGAAGAAGATATGGCCAAAATTAGAAAAGCAGTTGGTGAGCTAGAGTTCAATAAGATATTGCAGGGTCTGAATGAAAAAGGATGAATACTGTATTGAGGTCTATCAGGCAATACATGAATGTCCTGATATGCCAACTGTTATCACTACTGTAGCTTTAATGGGATATAGAATCGTCGGAGGAATGAAACCTCATAGCCATAAATATGGTCTGGGGCACATTTCCATAGCCCATCCAGACCATGATTCAAAGGATAACCCACTCTGGATTTCGGGCTATATAGTCCTAAATAAGCGAAGTTCATGGGTCGTCAGGTGACTCACTAAACAATGCGACTCGTTCATGTATGCCTAAAGTTATTGTAGCAAATTTTTCACCATCATTCTTTATATACTTAAATTCTAACATTGTGCCCTTCATTAAATAACCTTCAAAAAATAACACCATATCTTTTTGAAGATCTTCTAGTTTCATTGGTAATTGGTCAAACAATACATTACATGTAAATGTTTCTGTTTTACGACCAGGAACAGGAGTTGAAACTCCTCCCAAAGATACGTGTGATATTGCACGTTCTGTAACCCAATTTGCATCATAAACATCACAAAATGTATCGCCTATCTTAAGACGAGTGCCTTCTTGTTGTTTTGCTATTGATTCAAATTTGAAATTCATCATGGTCTAATTTTTGATTTTGCCTTTTTAGGTAATGCAGGGAAACGTTTACTTATTGTCCAAGTTTTTACTACCCCTATGGGTTGTGGTCCCGTAATTTTACCAAACGTAGGTAGCGTTGAGGGGCCTTGTGAAGTCACATGGGAATATGAATCAAACCAAACCGATGCTCTGCCTTTTAAATGACCTACACTAGTGGCATGACCTACACTAGTGGCCCTAACGGCAAAATTACTAAAATCACATATAACTATCCATTTTGCGTCTTCAGCAATAGATGATATTTTAATCATTATACGTATATGATTATTAAAGGAAGCCCCATCCTCGATGGGCATATTTATAATGTTTCGATATTCTGCTCCATCAATAATTAAATCCTTTACTATACCGTTAATGAAATTAAACGTACCTCGAATAATTTCTTTTTCGGTGTCTATGTTAAAGTGAACTAGTTTCATTTATAAAGCTTTACTCGTAAAAACCAGTTGGGCCAATACCTATTCCACCAACCAGTCAAAGGAATAATAGGGAACAATATAGCCCACCCTACAGTCTTTTCAGTTTCATCATCAAGATGTTGCTCAAGCCTCATAAAAAGGAATTGCAGAAGTAAAAAGTTTAATCGACCTAACCAACTTCTGAATGGATTCATAGGTCTGTCAACTTAGTAAGATAACTTCTATTATTCTTTTTGTCTATAACTTCTACGCATGTAACTACATTTACTGTAACACCACATGATTTACAGAGTAAACTGAAATTCTCTCTAGTTACAGCAAACATAGGCTTTTGCATTAACTCAGCAATAGAGATAGTCTTAGGAATAAAATATATATCTGGCAATGGGGGAGCTTCTAGAATTCCCTCTTTACATTCAGGACATCTAGCTTGAAATTTAGTAACTTCCACACCAGTAGGAGTAAAAGCTTGTACTTCACTCATTTTTCAATTTCGCCTTTCATCATGTAAACTAACAAAAATTCTTTACTAAGACTATAATAGTCAGTTCCAATAGTCAATAATCCGGTTTCTGCAACAACACCTTTTACTATATATGTAACTTCATCCCACAAAGCATTCCCAGCGGTCACCATGCTCCTCATAGTGTTTGGATCATTTAATCTATTATTAACATAATTTAAAAATATCTCCTTAATATCATCACTATAACCACCATTTGGATGCATAAAATGAGCTCGAGGATCTAATTTTATTTGTACGGTATTAGATATTGTATCAGGATATACAATCAATCTTTCAATTGGACCAAGAGTAAATTTCATACCAGCTTTTCTAAGAATACAGTCCCCTCATATATAGCATAGGAATCGCGAATTTTCTCATCAATAAGACCAAGATTGATTATAGCAGATTCTTGTACAAAATATAATTCATCATTTAACATTTTAACTTCTTGAGGAAGCACCCCATCTTTTCTTTTAACAGCGATCGCCCAGAATTTTGTACCTGGTGAATCTCCCTCAATCATCCTTGGGCTTGACATTTACTTCTCTCTTTCCAGCATTAATATGCCAGTCACATTCACCATCTATTTGGCAATCTTCTGGATCACATGGCGCTTTATGTCCAGCCTCACATTGATCTGTTTCATCTTCACAAGGAAACAGGTCATCTACTAGACATGCGCAATATCTATTTCCATGTACAAGACCATCGTAACCTTCTTTTTCAAGGTACGCCTTGACTATTGATTTTACAGTTTCAAAACTCACGTTGACCTCTAAGCATTAGTTCTGTAAACAACCATTCCCTATCTAGCATAAAACCAGTCCCTGTTTTGAATATAACACCTCTATGAATAAGGTCTAGTATATAGCCATAGAGTTCTTGTTCTATCCTTTTTTCTAATAAACCGCCAGTAAAACTTCTCCTATTGCTATGTACCATTGTATCATTTAATTTTTTAATTGCATCATAAAATACAAAGTTGGTGATATTCTCACTAGGTTGCATAGTTTCTGGATTAGTAAGTAAAAATTTAAATCTTATATTGAAAGTTTGATTTTCATCATCGAGTACAACATCAAAAAATTCTGTTTTAATCACAATATTTGGCCTTTCACTAACATCAATACGATTAACAATAAATCCATGTTTTACAAGAGTACGAGCAGTTTCTTCACCAACAGGAACATAAACTTCTGCATATCCACCATCAGTATCAAGGGTCATACCCTTAATACCCTTAAGATGCTCCCCATCATGTTCAACTTTAGTTGTTGATATTGTATCATCTTCTCTTTTATCAATTGTGATGTGAATCATCTACTATGTCTTCTCTTTTTGCAGAGTTTTACAACTCTTTGACACATAGTCTTATCAAACATACCAATATGACAATGTTCTTCTGGTATATTTAATTTTTCTGCCAACCAGATATATGCCTGCGATCGAGTTAGCCTACCAGTTTTCCATTTGGGATCAAAAGCTGCATGTGCTGCCATCTTAGCTTTTCTTAACTCCTCGTCAGCTAAACGACCTAATGGAGTAATTCCATCCCTATGACACCCAACATAAGCTTTGCAAGGTGCACAATACCAAATCTTCTTTTTAGCTAAATCTGGCCTATGTGGGTAAATTACTTTACCAGTAACTAATACAGCTGGCTCTTCACAATATTCACATATTTTAACTGGTTTTTGGTCATCATGTACCCAACAATATCCATTAGTATTAGCGTTATTAAAACATGGACCCCCACCAGTACGTTTACCTTTGCAATTATTTTTCATTATCTTTTACAAATCTTTCCCATTTAGTTGGGACGTGCCTCTTTGCATGACGAATATCATCAATCGCTTCTTTGAAATACTTTAATAACGTTTTAAAATTTGGTTTCAATATTTGTTCTACATGCATCTCTAATTCAGTATGACTATCTTTAACTGCAGTAATTTCTAATTCATAACGTTTAGTAGTTTGCTGTGCAGGCGTCCCCGTCCATCCAAGCACATTAGCAAGAGCATCAATCATTTCTTGTCTACCCTTATGAGAATCATAAAGAGCATTATGTAAATCAAGTGTAGTACACTTGCAATCTTTTATCCAGTCACTACATCTTTGACAACAGTTATTAGAGACGTTTGTTTGGCTGGTTGGTTCTGCTAGATTAAGCGCGGGGGACGAAATTCTTTCCGATGCGACGTTCATCGGCTCGCCTAGCTGTTCTGTTAGACCGGTCGCCCCAGAATCAGCACCCGTCCCCGCAACGGGCCCATGGTCCTTACAACTTTGACACCACGAATTTATATCACTCGGATAAATCTCAGGACAATTATATTTAACTTGTTGATCACATTCATCTTCAACTGGCTCACCATGTAATTCAATTAAGTATTCTTCAATTGCACGAATTGCATGTACTAACTGGACTACTTTGCCATGTGTTGACTCTGCAGTGTCAGCACCTCTAAGAAAATCCCTAGCTCTGCCTAAACTCATGTTTGTCCCCTATAGAGGGGATATAATAGAACAGATTGTAAGGTTTACTAGAGTGTATGATCTTTTAGATGGTACCAACCTCTTCTAGCCATTGAATTATTGCTATCAATACGAATATTGATATTGTCGTCTAATAATTTTAATTTTCTAAGATATTTATATAATTCATTACGTATCCACCTTGCAATTTCATGACTACCTGCCACTATTACTATGTTAGTTTCACCTTCTGCAATGGCTTTAATCGCCTTCATAACCTCGAGTGTAGTACGTCCATATTGCAGTCATCGGTTCACCAGTCATATAGTGAACAAACCAAGGTGGCCACGTCCAATCAAGATCACATGCTTTAACTATATCAGCTAGTTCCACGTTTCTTCTTTTTTCTTTTAATCGGTTTTGGCTGTGTATCGGCATCACGATCGACATCATCATAGTCATCAGCATCTTCCATCTCAATCTGTTGCTGCTTACCTGTCAATCTCTGCAATTCACCTGTTACTTGATCAAGATGTTTATGCGTACTTATCGTGCGTGACTGCAAACCACGTGCTACATGTTCAGCTTTTATTGCTCGCCGATTTATGTCTTTTGTAAGTAATACAACCACAGCTAATAGAACGAAATTAAGGACAGATAGGATCATTACCCATCCATGTCCTTCTATGAACCATTCGCCCATATTAGTGGATATAATATACTGAGCTAGAGAATTTACTTCTTTTCAAGCTTCTTGTGAAGCTCTTCATTTCTTTGATAGAGCTTATATATAACATAACCCTCAATAACCATAATGGCATAGGGGCCACCTACTTTAAGTAGATTCATAATCTTTTCAGCTATTTCAATTGCACCATCCACCATATTAAATATTCATCTGAGTACTAAGATCAGAAATAGTTATCTAGTTCTGCATTTTGGCTCTATAGTAGAGCGTCTACGTAGAGACTGATAATAAGATGCAGATTGACATTCATCTACTACATCAGCCCAATCGTTGTCTACCACAGTTTCAGGACCTTTTGGCACAGCATTCATACATTCAAGGAAAATTTTCCTTCGTAGACACTGATCAGGCATAGTAGCATCAATAAAATCATCACAACCACTACATAATATCAATAAAATGATTATTTTCTTCATAAACACCCCTTACAAGTGGATTGCCATAGATAGCAATTATGTCTAGCACATCGTGAACAGGTATAATCCCGTGGTATACCTAATATTCTGAATATTCTATGTATTAACTTCATCTCAATGTGCTTCATTTAAATACCTATCGTTCAAATATTTAGCTAAATTCATGAAGGTATGAAAATTTTCAGCTTCATGATCTGGTATTTCAAAACCAAATTCATCTTCTAGGCTCATTATTATTTCAATACCATCCAAAGAATCTCCACCCAAATCACTGATGGTAGATTCATCTTTTATTTGTTCTTCTTTAACTTCTAAATGCCTTGCAATAATACCTTTAATTACTTTTATTATCTCTTCTTTAGTTTTAGTCATACTTCATACCCTCACGATTTATTCTTCCATACTGTTAAGTATTTTTTGTGCAAGGCGTGCACGCCAATCAGGAATCCTAAGCAATCTCTCAAGCAAAGTAGGCTTTGCTAATTTAATTAATCCCTCTCGTATCTTAAGATAGTTGGCACGTACCTTCTCATCGTTACAATCAGGACAAGCATTACTACCACAATCACACATTACAATTTCCTTAGTGGCTGGGACCGCTTAGGTGGACACACACCTGTCATCGAGAATAGTGGTACCAAAGTGCTCGGAAACCGATACGCCACTCCCAGCAGTCCCAGCCGAAGGAGATTCATCTCTTCAGAAAGGCAAAGCAGACGAAGTGGTACCACCATAGAAATAATATAATAGGAGGACCTGATAGCATTAATGGTATAAGGTATGCATTTCTAAATACATAATATTAGGTATAACAATATCAGAAGAAGATCTTTAATATCGCTCAACTATATATTTTAATTGACTTTTAAAAATTTATGGTATGATTTTAATATGTGTCAGAAATTATTATAAGTAAATTGATCACGCTTTACTATAATATTATAAACTGAGCTCCCCCGATCAGGAAGCTTATTATACTGGTGGTGGTCCTTCTAGAACTGGTGAAAGCACTTTTGCCTCTTCAGATCTCCAACTGAGCTCTATTAAGTCTTTCTCAGATAATGGTGTTGCATGATTATCATTTTCATCGTCACATACTTTAAGAACATTAGCCTCAACATTATTTGGTATAGGGACACCCTCTCCCTTAAGTAATTGAATTAATTCTTTGATAGAAACACATATGGTACTACTGCTAACAATTTTAACATCGACATCTAGTGACATTTTACTCTCCGATTAAATTCATCCCCAGGACCCAGCACCATGGGCATTCAATAAACGAAAGACATCGGCATCTTCCCTGGCCTGTATGTCTTCAACTGCTTTAGCATGGGCTGAATCAACAACATCCCAAGGTATACCATATACCCGCTTTACCGGTTCAACCAATTTAGCTACAGTAGCTATAGGTGATGCTAGCACTACAGCCGCCAAAGCACCCTTTAAAAAGTCTCGTCTATGCATTATTTTCTACAGAGGCCCTGAAACAATGCAATAGGACCTTGAGGATAGGTTTCATCTTTGGGTAGTGGACAGATATGCCATCCAAAGATAATAAGATGCCAGTGGTAGTTCAAGTTTTCAGGCCCACCAGTCACTCTTTTCTCGAACTTGATGATAGGTCGTTTACCTAATTTAATAATTCGCATGTCTACCTCAGAATATATGGGGAAGGAGGTCGTTTCGGTCGTTAGTTATTTCTACTGACTTTGTACTACAGTTATCCATACCACAGACATCATATAATGTATAGTCTTTGCAGCTAGGACACCAATACATACCCAGAACATAAGCTCGTTTGTGCATATTGAGAGCTCTCAGAGCTCGAGCAAGATTCTCACACTCTTTATGATCATTATCAATAGCCTGCATTATACAAAAATCGACGTCAGTATCTCTTATGTTTCCATCATCTAAGGTTATATGGAGACAACAACCAACTGCATTCCTACCATATAATGCTTTAATTGCTGCTCCAATATAAGTATCTTTTAATTTTCTTACCATCTATTCCTTTGGGGTGTGGGATCGGATTCAGTACCGACACTTCTCCAGCAAAGACCGAAGCGTGCTAATTACGTGAATTAGTCGAATAAAGAGACAACCTTCACAATCATCAGCACAACCATCTGAGAATGGTTCTGGACCATATGTTTTATTATCTTTTGATTTATGATGAGGTTCAAATTCTTTTAATGCAGTAATGCGATTAGTAAGAGCTGTAATCTTACCTCCATCACTCCTATCTTCATCACGACAATCACCACAGGTTTCACAATGATCACACCACATAGAAAGATCATGTCCACATTCAAGTGGTTGCTCTAACCCCTCACAGATATTATGGAGACGTGTAATTGGATCACCACCACGTCGGTTAATCTCTGCTTCTAACTCGGCAATACGAGTACGAAGCATTTCTTCTATTGTAGGCTCTACAGGCGAAAAACCTCCATAAGATAAAGAATGATTACCACCGGCTGTCATTTCTATACCAGGGGTACAATCTTCTTTATAATGTGGACATGCTGAAAAATGTTTTGGAAAAACCCAACCACACTTACCACATTGCCATGGACCAGTTTTTATTTCAGCGACACAAGCTTCGGCTTTGGTGAGCTTGTTGACGACACAACGGGCAATCTCATCTAAGCCATGACCATCAAGACAGTCTTCCTCTGTTGTTCCATCTGCCAAGATGTTTTCGAGCTCAATATTGAACTCATTTTCATAGGAAGCATTGCGGCTCTTCTCTTTAGAAGCCTCAGTACGGGCTTCGTCGCGTACTCTACCAGTTTCGGCACTCAATCTCATACTATGTTCGTTATCGCGCTCGCGGGTGAGGGTGGCGATTTGGTGGAGCGGGTGGGCCTGTTGCTCTGTGGCGCGCGCCTCAAGCTCAGCGATACGAGTATCACGTTTTGCCACGGCAAACCGCAAGTCAATCTCTACCTCAGTTTCTGGTTTCTCTAGCTCGACAATGCGGGCGCGAAGTTGTCGTACTGTATGGTTGATAATAGGTCCACAGAAATTACCTTCAGGACCAAGTAATTCATGTGTAGTATCATTAATAATGACAGGTAGCGGATCGTTTGTGAATCTACCACAGCAACAACGGCCAACTTCCTCATTCACTGGATATAATCCAGCGGCACAACATTCGGCCTCTTCTTCGTTATGATCGTCACAAGGCTTGCCACATTCGCAGATGTCTTTACTCTCCGCACTTCTTTTAACATTCTCGATATCTTGAGCCAAAGGAGCTACCTCATATCCTTCCAAGTCATCATCAGCCATCTAAAATCTCCTAAGGAGTCGATGGTGGATTATTCTCTAGAACTTACCACCGTCTGGGTTTAGTGTTACCTAGGCCACGCCCAGCCAGGTCATTATCCTGTCCGCATCGCTTAGCGGAACGCATCGACTCACCCAGGATATAATAGAAGGGGGCTGCTGATTTACTGAGTTTTCTCGAGGAACTTAGTATGGGCTTGCTTGATGTGGCTACTTACAGTCGTATAGATGAAGTCGGCCAAAATTGCTGGGTCGTCTTCCTTGAAGACATCTTTGGCAAAATTGAACGGAATAGAGACAACAGTGCTCTGATGGGTGTCGCCAGACTGTGGCTCATACGCCATAGCTGGTACTAGTATATCACCATATACCCCACCACTGACAGCTGCTTCAACCATACTCTCAATAGTGATACTCAAGAATACTGTGAAGTCATATCTAATATTTTCATCTATCTGACCGGCCACAGAGATAGCCCCATTTGGGCTCGCCTCTACCTGCGCACCCGCAAACTTGCCTATCAAGGCATCGGCAACTGCTTGGACATATTCGGCTTCGACGGATACTTCTGCTCTTCTAGGTCCTAGGTCGGCAAATGGGGCAATAATCTTTGTCATATGTCTCTCCTATCTAGATAGTCACATCAACACCCCATCTAGAAATGCAACGAGGATGCCTGGGGAGGTTATGTTCAACTACGACGACGTGTGGTCCCTTCGATGGCTTCGTCCCGCTCGCGGGTGAGGGTGGCGATTTGGTTTGCTTCCTGCTCTACAACCTTCGCGCCAACGTCGCACTCTCGGTTGAGGACAACCAACTCCGCCTCCAACTCGGCGATGCGGGCGCGGGCTCTCTGCAACCGCACGTCCCAAGCCTCGTGCTCTGTGTCTGCCAATCGCGACTGCCGCAGCTCGGCGACGAGGGTGCGGACGTCACGCAGACGAAACACCCGCGTCTCGCTGTCCTCGGCGGCACCCATGCCGTCATCAAGGCGCGACATCAGATGCTCAATCGGCTCCTCCTCGCTCACCGGCTCCGGGTCGGGCGGGGCGGGGCACGTGGGGCAACCAGACTCGTACATGTGCCCGTCTGGGTGGTCGGGACAGGGCGAAGTGCCCATCATGGCTCCTCCGTCGAATTGGATGAAAGGTGTTCGCCCCTCAGGCTCCGCACCTCGGCAATGAGCGAACGCACGAAATTCTCAAACGCGGTCGGCTGTCGCTCCATCCACGCACAGAAGTGTGGATCGTTCTCCCACTCCTGTAGCCACTGGTCGCTGATGATGGGCTTCTTTGCCGAGAGATCTGTGGCCCACCGCTTCATGCTGTCACATGTATGCGTGGCGCTATTGCCCATGCATCCACGACACGGCCCTTCACTCATTGGTATCCCCTTTTTGGTTGAACGGTTTTAGCTGGGTGCGTTCGGCCGGCTCTTCCACGGCTCCCGGGTGTTTCCGCTGCAACCATCGGGGGCGAATGAGCAAGATTTCTGTCTTGTCGGGCCGTGTGGCCCCGGGGTGATTCTCGGTTCCCGTCTCGGTCCTGATGTGCAGCGTCCAGCCAAACAGCAGCTTAACGATATCCCAGAGACCCACCTTCGTTGTGGTGATCGCAATCACCCCGTCTGTAAATTCAGTCATTGTCTGCCTCGTTCACCTTTGGTTGGTAGTGCGGGCACCCTGCGCAACAGACGGGACAGGGCGAAGTGCCCCCGGCCGGCTTCTTGTCTTTACTTGTCATCAGATGCCTTTCCCCTCTCGCGCAATTCGCGCGCAACCGCCAGCTTAGTCTTTACGTTCACCCACTCTGCTAGTGCCCTCTCATACATAGCCTCATAGCTCTTAACCCTGTTCTCTAGCAGAGTCGCCTCAAACTCCAGCTCCTGCAACCCCATGGGCTGACTTTCATCAACCCTGGGGCGGGGAGAAGGCCGACACACCAAGCCCCCTAGTCAGTATGTCGCTGACCAACCACTTAGGATATAACAGCCGGCTGGGGTCCATTAATACAACGGCTAAAGAGCTCGGATTATAAAGGATTCGAGAGATTTAGATTATCTCCCGCGACACACCTGGGTATCTGGTGTGGCCGATGGGATATAATATAAGGAGGTTGTTTACTGATCCGCCTGATCTAATTATACCAGGCTACTATCCACATATTGTCAAATCCAATATTTGGCTCTGTCCCTGAGGCAATCTGATCAGAATCTTTCAACTGATTATATAGTTGACGTGCTTCTTCTTCACTACTAAATGTTTGTGCACTAATACCTGGTCCTCTTTCATTCAGACTTGGTTTCTTAGCTGTTACCTGTTCATGTTGAGTCTGCTCTTTATTTTTATCTAAGTACTCTTGAATGGCTTCACCAGCAGGTGGTATACCCATTGCCATTGGTATAGCAGCCATAGGTATTACATCTTTTAATCCAGCATCAGCTTGTTTACTCTGCCAAAATTGTTTAATTATCTCTTGATCACTAGCTTTAATTGTTATAGTTAAAGCTTTATCATCAGGAGCACCATGATTTACATGAACATCATATAATATAGCATTTTGCTGTAACATAGGTTGCATTTTAGCAAATTCATCTTCTGATAATTCTAAATTGATTTTTTCATCAGCAGCCTGTTTATGTTCCGCGACACGCCTCATAGCCTGTCTGGCTCCTCCTACAGCATCTGGTACTAACCCAGCACCCTTACAGTCAGGGCAGTCTGCTGGAATACCAGTACCAGGATCGATAGTACCATTACCACCACAAGTAGCACACTGGATAGTAACAGCAGCCTGTTTGGCTCGAGCTTTATCGTATTTCTTATATGCATCTTCTTGTTCTTGCTGCTGATCATCTAATTCCTCAGTAGACATCTCCCAATCTTCTTTATGCTCCTCTGGCATTTCAATCTCTTCACCACTTCCGTCACACCTGGTACACGGAGTGCCATGAACCCCTACATACTTCCTACCTTTGCAGCTAGGGCAAGTCTTAGCCCTCTTCTGTCGCTCCGCGACACGCCTCTTAGCCTCATTGTGTAGTATGTGGGCAGCTTTATTGGCACTCATGAAATACCTCAGTGGTCTAGTACTCATCCCACTTTGCTCTAATTGCGTTAGCTAAATCAATTCCATTAGGATTAAGTGGTATTGCTGGATACCCTGATACTCGAAAAGAACCCACACCTTCATTATGTAATTGCTCAACTATATTATTGGCTTCTGCCTCTGATGTACATGCGGCAATTGGTTTTGGTTCATAATCATCAACTTCTATTATATATACTGCTGCATTTTGAGCTACCTTACGTTGGGCTATACGACTCTCGGTCTGGTTGTGTAGCCGCCTAGCATCTTTATTAGCACCCATAACCCTTATATGCCCTTATATTGGTTATATGCATCTATATCTTGCTGTCGTGCATCTTGCTGTGGTTCTTCAACTTGCTGCTGCTGATGTTGTTGTAATATAGCCATAAAATCTTCAACAGACATATCTAGACTTTCAAATTTGTCTACTAATGTAGACACTTCTTGCTGTAATTGCTCAATTTGAGATTTTTTGATGTGTCTATTCGCGACACGCTTCTCAGTTCTGTTGTGCAGTCGTCTGGCATCATCATTAGCATTCATGGTAGAACCTCCATAAAAATACTCGGATGGGACCCATGCACAGTAATAAAACGGACTTTAACGACCTACCCACCTGTTAAAATCAGACCCCCTCCGACTATAACATATATCAAGTGATATCATGTCTAGACATCCGTTGTTTATAATATATAGAGATTAAAAGACCCAGCATAGCAACCCACCTAGATGGGACCCATATATCAAAAAGGAGGAGATTCAGAATAGTATACCCTATACTATATCGATGGGACCCATTAAGGCCGAACATATCAAGCTCGAGTATATATTATTTATAATACCTACCCAGATGGGACCCATGAGTTTGTGCAGGTGATCAATTATAGGTATGTCTCGAGAATATATTATATGTCTAAAAGTGATAGCAGTGTAATAGGTCGTGAGAGTACCGCGAACTTAGAGCGTGTGAAGAACTCCAACCAGGGCTCACAGCCCTCCACACCACCGGGGCGGGTGTTTCTCACCCGTCAGAACGCTGATGGGTGTTCACCATAGATGGCTGCAAATTTTCTTTTTACCAACACCTAGGAGGTGTACCATCAAACTCACCGCAGCCCAGAAGAATGCCATGATCGCCGATCTGAAGAAGTGCGCAGGCGCTTCGAAGACCGGTAGCACCAAGACCCCGGACTTTCTGGTTACCACTGAGATGGCCAAGGACATGACCATCGTGGAACTGGCCCACTTCTGCGAGGACAAGAAGATGTTGTCCTCGTACAGCGTGGCAAAGGCATGCGCGTACCGCGTGCCGGAGCTTCGTGATGCGTTCAAGGACGCTCCCCCGAAGTTCAGTCAGTTCAAGGACACGGGCATCGTCTGCCGCATGTTCGTCGCTCTTCTCGGGAAAGGTGGCGACGCCTTGCTGTGCAATAAGCAGGGTGTCGTGACCAACAGCGAGAAGAATGTCGAGCACGAGGCCACCCTCCGCAAGAAGGGTGGATTCAACGCGGTGTTTGACCATCGCAAGGCTGTCGCCCTTCAGCGCATCGAAGATCTGAAGGCCGAAGTCGCCGCCAGCGAGTCCTAGCACATCTGTGCACACCCTCTCCCCGTCCTGGGGAGAGGGTTTCCCCGCGCCCGGAGCGTGGGGTTATTCCCAGCAGGTCCTCCGCCTGCATATTCTCGCGCATGGAGCGTGAGGGTTTTCCTTAGGTAGGTTCACCGCCTACCAACGCGTCCTGATAACCCCTAACAGGGGTAACAAAAAGGTAGAGGTTTGCACTCTGAGTAGGTAGATTCATGCCCAGATAATTGGGTGTCTATCTTGGCCGAGAGACTGTATTATCCTCTCCTCCTTAAAAGGGGGTCACTGGGCTACACGCAACCGGAGTAGATTTGCCAAGGCCTGGCATTCGAAAAGGATTGACGTGCCTATACCCCAATTCAAAGTCCACCCTAACAGGGTGTTTCATGTTGAGAGGACTGAGTGTTCCCTGAAGTATGGGAAACATATGCCTCTCTCCTATAGACCAGGGGGCTTAGGCATCCGGGCTTGTTTGCACATGCATTGATGGCAGGGTGCCTATCCCCCAAATTCAAAGTTGCCCCGCCTCGAGCGGGGTTCTTGATAGTCCCCAAGGAACTGGTGTAATTTCAACAGGAGGCCAACAATGGCGAACACCAACCGGTCGCGTATGCACAACACCGGCAAGAAGAGTGGACCGAAACAGCACGCCACTCTCCGCACCGATGAGCTCGCCCCGATCATCCGGGGAGGCAATCCGGTGGCCTGGAACAAGCGCAACCGCGACTCCGCGCAGAAGGAGAGGGTGGGCTAGACCCTCTGTGGTGGTATGAGGCACTCTAGATGTTAGGAGGGTGCCTCATACCACACCCCTCTGTTCGTGTTCAAAATCCCCTACTGGGGGTGGCTTATAATACCCAGGTATTCAAGTTCAGTTGCGTCTTCATATGTAATTTGTGTGGGCTCTCGAGCTCGAAGAATTTGATATACCTGAGATTTTCGCCTCATGCCGAAATGCATATGAAGTGTCCTTGTTCATAACAGCTTTAGACCGACATATGTACCAGGGGTCTCGTAGTCCTCCGGATAACTGTCTAAAACGCGTTCAGGGGCACTTCATATCACTTCAAAATGGGGTAAGCACCTTAATAGCAGGAACTCAGGTTAAGGTGCTTAATTAGGGGTGGAAACGTTTCCACTTAACTTGTCTTGTATATGCTCTAGATATTCCTTAAGGTGTACAGGTGTGCTAAGGTCGAATGTCTTGAGATGCAGACACCCTGAGGACAATATGTCTAGATCTGTAGACAGTGGGTAGTTAGAGAGGGATAGTGTCTTGAAATGTAGACACCCCTCTGATGCCAGTGTCTAGAAATCCAGACACCCAAAAGGCGTTACCTCTAAACAGGAGTAGAGACAGTGGCGAACATCTGCACGATAGTCACTGGGTCCGGGATGGATCGGTACTTGGGCGATGACAGATGCGAGAAGTGCAAGCATGTCATGGCTGGTGAACCTGCTGTAGCGGTTCACACAGAGACCGACACCTTTGGACCTGTTGGCTGGATGGCTGTCTGTCAGGCCTGTCACACTGAGAGCCAGGAGTCTCTGAGCTTCGACCCCTGCCACGACTGCAAACAGAAAGTCCCCGAGAAGGACTTGCGGCAGTGGCGGTGGTATGACTTCTATGCCCCTCAAGGTGATGAGCCTCTGTACATCTGTGGAAAGTGTTGGGGAGAGCCTAGACACCAGAAGCGGATAGCGCGGGACAGGCAGGAAGAAGAGGATGAGTTTGGCGGGAGAGATGACCCAAACGACTCATTGTGGAACTACTAACCTGTTGGGTGAGCTCTGGCTGGTAAAACAGTCAGGGCTCTACCTACAG